GATAATTGGTGGTGGTGGTGGTGCAGGTGGTGGTGCTTCTGGAGAACAGGGGGGTGAGAGTTATAATTACCTCACCTACTATTGGCGTACTGCAATTTATCGGACTACGCATCCCGGACCGAAGGCTGTATATAAAAGGCGTAGACCGTTTGGAGGAGTGTTTAGTATAGGTTATATTCAGGCTGGAAGTTTTGCACCCGCATTCCAGGATCATGCCAACAATAGCCAATTTAATACACCTGCGTATTACAACAATCCAGACCGAGTATACAATTTACCTTTCGGTTATTCTTATAAAGGCGTCGCCCCCGTGACGGTATCCGGTCCATCGTGGGGTATTAGAACTTACTATTCTTATATATCAAAAAGAATGAATAACCCCTGGGTTGGTAGTGGCGCTAGATTGGGTGGTAACGGCGGTGCTGGTAGAAACGGACTGCCCGGTGGTAACGGCGGTAACGGCGGTTATGGAGATGCTTATGGATTTCCCACTACACTTAAAACCGATTCCCAAGAAAGAAACGAAAGGCCTGGAACCGATTATGCACCGGGAGCGGCGGGCCAGACCGCCATAACATCAGGTTATCAATGTAATGCTACAGGTCCTGCGGGTGCTGGTGGTCGTGGTGGTATAGGTGGTTATGGTGGTGCTGGTGGTCCTGCGGGTGCTGGTGGTACTTATGAAGAAGGTGGCCAAGATGGTTCAAGTGGTGAAACTGGAGGTCCTGGTGAAGATGGTGGTGCAGGTGGTGCAGGTGGTGGACAATGTGGCTATCCTTCCACCTACTATACAAACAGACGTACCGTGGGCCAGGGCAAGAACGGTGCTGACGGAGGAGGCAGTGGTCTGGGTGGTGTGGGTGGTTTTGGAATTCTAAAAACTCCTACACAACCTGATCCAACGATCACTGGCCAAACACCTAACAATCCTGTATCTATCGGAACTGCTTAATCTTCTCAATCTCTCTCTTGAGCTCTTTGATTGCCTCGACTACGAGACCCATCATGTTGCCATAGGAGAGAGCGTAATTCGTTTCTTCTGAACCAGCTACAGCTTCTGGTAAGACCTCGAGAACTTCTTGAGCTATGAGACCAGTACTCCTCTTACCATTCGATTTTAAATTGTAGGTGTATCCACAAAGTTTAGAAATCTTGTCGAGTGCGCCCTCTATGCGATCTATGTTCTCCTTACCTCGCTTATCAGAAAACGCCGTTATATTATCCGTTGCATACATAGTGCCATACACATGTAAATTGTCGGTGGTGGTTGGTGTTTCTGTTCCCACAACTAAATGTGAACCTATGTAAACATTACCAGGAAAAGCCTCGAGAGTCGCAGATGGCATTTATTATTGATCAACATTTTTTTAGCAGTGTCGTATACTGCTAAAAAAATGATTTAAATGATCAGACGATTTGGTTTAGTAACCTGTGGAAGTTCCACTGATAGTAGTGACACTGCCGCCTGAGTCACCACTGAAATATTCGATAAATATTTTGTAGTATCCAGCTGTGGTATCAGTTATGGCTCCCGAAGACTGTATAGTGACTTGATTCGTGGTTAAAAGTACTGTAGTACTCCAAGGATTGGTATCTCTGCCTAAAATCGAGATAGTACCTTTGTTAATAGCCGTTGAAGGGGTAGTAGCACCTCCCAAAATACCACCAGTGACATCAACCATGAAAGTGCTTATACTTTCACTACCATCAAAATGGTGCGCCAAGATCTTAGCGGAAAACGCGTGATTTGAAAATATAATAGGAACAGACGTTGTACCTCCCGTTGTAGTTTCGCCAGTGAAAGAATACGTCTTCTTCGTCACCCCTCCTGTGTTCGTCACGAGACCACCCACGATGAAGACGTTAGCACCCACATTGAGGTTCGAGGATACATGTGCGTTACCTGTGACTTGGAGTGAGGCATCCGGGTGAAGAGTGTTCACACCCACCCTATCGTTGACTGTATCGACCTTTAAGGTGTCTGTGTCAATTACGAGATTCGCTGTGATGTTTGCGGCACCTGTCACATCTAAAGCGACTGATGGGGATGCGTTATTAATACCCACTCTGTCATTAGCTGTATCGACCTTTAGAGTATCCGTATCAACCACGAGATTCGCTGTGATGTTTGCAGCACCTGACACATCCAAAGCGACCGATGGAAATTCCTTGTTAATACCAACTCTGTTGGTACCTGTGTCAACCTTTAAGGTATTTGTATTAACTGTGAGGTCTTCCGTGATGTTTGCAGCACCTGACACATCCAAAGCGACCGATGGAAATTCCTTGTTAATACCAACTCTGTTGGTACCTGTGTCAACCTTTAAGGTATCCGTATCAACTACGAGTGAAGTTGAAGTTAGTGCACCGACGTTGGAGGTACCATGGACATCGAGAGCGTATGCGGGTGTCGTTACTCCTATACCAACTCTGTTAGTCACGGAGTCCACATGTAAAGTGTTCGTATCCACCGTGAGATTGGAGCTCACTACAACATTCGTGGCATATACATCCCCAGATACACCCACACCACCACCGATGATGAGAGCACCAGTCGTCTTCGATGTGGAGTTTGTAGCGTTTGTGAGTGTCATGATACCCGCTGGGGTCATCGAAAGTCGGTTGTTAGTGGCAAGATCTGTAAGGTGATTTGAGAGTTTAAATGTGTCAGAGTCTTCGTTATCTATACCCATCGAGAAGGGTTGGCCACTCGGGACATTCCACGAAACAAATGGATCACCCCCGGATGTTCCAGCAACTTCTAGAGCTAATTTAGAATGTTTGTTCGCTATGTCGGTTGTATTCTTAACATAGATACCACCCGCATCTGTGGCCATCACATGTAGGGGTACCGAAGCTGATACCGTACCCACACCGACACGAGAACTCGCGTACACATTGGTCGAATAAACATTAGCAGCCACACCGAGACCACCCGAAACCACGAGCGCACCCGTTGTCTTGGATGTGCTATTCGTTGTACTCTGTACCCTCGCGTCACCACCGACATCGAGAGACTTTTGTGGAGAAGCCTCGTTGATACCCACCCTCGATGTGCTCACATCCACGAAGAGGGTGGAGACGGCACCGATAGTGAGATCACCACCGATTGTCGTGGCACCTGTGACATCGAGAGTCTGACTTATTGATGCACTATTATCAACCTGTACATTTCCTTGTAGTTCAATCAAGAGATTTTTATCGGGATATTGATAATATAGGATGTGTTCGTCCACGAATGTATTTTGTGTATATCCTATGGCGAGACGATGGTCCTGTGAATGATGTATTATGGCGATATTCGCGTAATCAACAATATCACCCTCTTCGAGATGACTGTGTTCAATCATGAAACCACTATCGAGACCTGTGGCACTATTGTTTGCGCCCACACCAAAAATACGATCCTCGATCGTAACGGTGGTTGATGCAATAATTGTCGTGTTACCACCCAGAGTGATGTTACCCAAAAACTCCGCCTCAGAAGCTGAGATGACATATTTGCCTTCGGGTGTCACATAAACAGGGGACTTTTCGAAAAATCCATTTGTTTTCACCATGGGTAAATAACTATTCGTACCATCAGTGAGATCTGCGACCGAAATGTTACCACCAACCTCGACATCACCTGTGGTGACTAAGCCGGTCGTGGCGTTCGTGAATTGAATCGTATTGGAAGTCGTGTTACCAGTATTAGTAACTTGTTCGAGTGTTTGAAGTTGGGTGAGAAGGTTCGAGGGTTCGATTTTTTTAAAGTCATTGTTTGCATTGTTTACATAAACCCAATTTATATCAGTCTCATCGAGAACAATTTGGGCGTTAGGGATATCATTCGCGCGACCAATACCTGTCACAAAGATAGCACCATTCTCAGTATTTTTCGTCACTACACCGACGTTCTGAATTAATTCGGGTACGCCATCTGTGATGTAAGGTTTCACATTAGATAACCCACCTGGGACAGTGTTGCTCACATACACAGTTTCACCTTCGATGAAGTTATTGACTGAATTTGTCAAAGCTTTACCGTAGGTGACCGCGATACCTTCCCCACCTTGGGTCGTGATCGTCTCTGCTACGATTCCAAATGCTGGCATGGTATCCGGACTATCTGCTTGAGCCAATCCTACTTCTACGACATTCGCGTTTTGTGTTCCAATAACATACACAGCAGATCCCCGTGAAAGTGTATCTTGGCCGGATGAGTTTTTAATTTTTATATATAAGTGTTTAGGATAGTCATTAACCCAATCAGAACCATCATATACCAATGTATGATCTGATCGAAGAGATTCATTCACATCTGTTGTATTGATAACGACATTTGCCAACTGGTTAAGTTTCACCTCGACATTTGATGTGAGATCCGTGATAAGTGCGGTTGTGGGGTGGTTGAGAGTCAATGTACCGTCCGATGTTGTATTAGAGGTTACGTAGGCATCACCGACGACATGCAGATTCGAGTTGGGGTTTACCGTTCCAAGTCCTATGGACTTGTTTACCGCATCTACATGAAGTGTGTCAGTGTCTACGGTCAAGTTTGAGCTCACATATACATTACCCATGACATGGAGGTTGGCATCTGGGTATTTAGTTTCGATACCAACACTATGCTTTGAGGCATCAACGTGTAAAGTGTCAGTATCCACAGAAAGATTGGAGCTAATATTTACACCACCGACGACATCGAGTTCAATGGTTGGGTTTTTAGTGTTTATACCTACACGGTCTGAGAGTGTGTCGATGTGTAAAGTATCATCATCCACGGTCAGGTTCGAGCTCACATAGACATTACCCATGACATGGAGGTTGGCATCTGGGTATTTAGTTTCGATACCAACACTATGCTTTGAGGCATCGACGTGTAAAGTGTCAGTATCCACGGTCAAGTTTGAGCTTGCGTATACATTACCGGCGACGTGGAGTTTAGCATTTGGGTATTTAGTTTCGATACCGACACGATGTTTCACCGCGTCAACATGTAAAGTGTCCGTATCTACAGTTAAATTTGATGACACATATGATCTTCCAACGACGTGAAGTTCGGATGTTGGGTTTTCTGTGTTTATGCCAACATAATCAGCGACGGGATTTACATAAAGTGTATCGGTGTCAACTCTAAAATAAGAACTGACCTTTGCATTACCGATAACATCGAGATCGGTCGATGGGGTTTTTGTGTTTATACCTACACGGTGATTGGTCGCATCAACATGAAGAGTATCTGTATCCACAGTCAAGTCTGAGCTCATATATGTGTTACCGACGACGTGTAATGTCGCATCTGGGTTTAAAGTCTTAACTCCGACAGAATTATTCAATGCGTTAACATGTAGAGTGTCGTTATCAACGGTCAGGTTCGAGCTTACATATACATTACCGACGACGTGGAGATTGGCATCTGGATATTTAGTTTCAATTCCAACACTATGTTTTGAAGTATCAACGTGTAAAGTGTTCACGTCCACAGTTAGGTTCGAACTCACATATACGTTTCCAACGACGTGAAGTTCTGTGTCAGGATCAACTGTGTTTATACCAATTTTTTCCCCTACAGAAAGTATGTTAGTCATATGTGTATTTCCGGTTACAAACAAGATATTGGATCCAAAGTCATCCACGTATAGATTGGATCCCACGTCAAGAGTGTGTACGGGACTCATGTTCAGAATTCCTACATTGGATTCGGTTAGAATGCGACCATACACATGAACATCCAAACTTTCAGACGTCAGCGGTGTGATGGTGTTACTACTTGCACTTTGTGTCGTGTAAGCCATGATTAACTCCTCTGAATCTTCACCAAATCCTACTGCGACGTTCGGTACTCCTGGACGGGTCATGATGATACCTAAATCGTTCAAATTGTCAATAAGTGTATTGTTTTTACCGAGTTCTATGATGGAATCTCGAATTTCAAGATTTTCTGATGTGATCGTAGTCACATTGCCTCTAACAACGAGGTTACCATCAATAGATACACCACCAGTCACCACAAGAACATTCGAACCTGTATCATCAATATATACATTTGATCCAACACTAAGAGTGTGTTGGGGATAAAAGTTTGCGATACCTACATTTGAAAGAGTCACGAATGAATCATGTTCGGTATTAGCAAAATACACAGTATCCGAATAAATTGTATTACCTTGAATCGTTACACCATCCAACGTTGAAACAATGATATCGGTTGCCGCTTCACCAGATTCGGTAATCTCATTTGTTTCTTTGTTATACATTAAAAGTACGATACCTCTGTCAGTATAGTCTGGCCTGTTACGAATCGGTGAAAGATACAATGCATTCTCGTTACTTGCATCAATGTAAGTATTACTCGCATTAAAAACGATTGTATTCTCCGCCTGGTCATCGAGGGTATACTTACCAAACCGAATCTTGGTAGACCGCTCGATCGTCGGTATGTTCTTGACCATTTATTATAACATCGTATTTTAATTTGCATAAATAAGACCCGCCATACCGTTTTCTATGCGGAGTATGTTGTAATTGACCGCATAAATGGCATCATTGATAGGTAAACCCTCACTAAATATCTTGGCTGAAGTCAGACGGCTAAAATTAAGCGTACCCGTGGGCTGTAGAGAACTCGTCGAAATACAGAAACAATAGAGGAAGAAATCTGGAGAAGTTACAAAGTTTGTGTGATAATAATTCATTACATCAATAAAATGGGGTTTACCCCATTTATAATTACTCACGTCAATGCCGTTAATATTTAACTTCACCTTATTAAGTGGAGATGTGAGTGCACCTTGGATTGTAGTATCAGATGATGCGAGATATTTTACTGGATGACTAAATGTAAGATCTTGTATCAGTTCACCTGATGCGATATTCTTTTGCACTTGTGTTATGAGAAGATCATGTTTCCGAGAAGCAATATTTCCACGTTCTTCGTTATCTAGATAATAATAGTTTGCATGACACTCTACGTTGTAATCCGCAGCATTATTTGCCCAGTGAATACGAATTTCAACATTATGATAATTAAGCGCTACGAGAGGAAGAGCACATTGGGGGCCTTCACAGAAGAAAAAACGAAGAGGATAAAAATACGAACGAGCGCTCACACCTGGGTGAGTACCAATAGAACTTCTTGAAACATTTTGGGCGAATGTATCGATGGCTATTTTTTCAGTAAAGATAGAATCTTGTGTATCAATGAGAGAACCACCGATATAAAGTTCAACCTTGTCAATGATCGTGTCCCATCTCTGTACATCGAGAGCTTGGGTCGTGTCGTCAAGGGTAAAATAGACATAACCGAGAAGGTCGCCTGTTTTTTCAAATTGAACACTGGACATTGAATTGTTTTTCACTGCTCCATGGATAGTTTGTTTTTCGATGGACTGTGAAAAATTAGCATGTCTTTTGAATGTTGAACTAAAGAAAGATACTTCGGGATTACCCACGATGTATTCATCCTGAGCACCGATAGCAATCAATTGAACAATACCAGCAGACATGGTATACTACTTTAACTGGAGAAAATTACAAATTGGGCTTTCTACACACGAAACGGAGAACGAGAAAGTTATCGGCAGCTGCAACTGGATTCTTAACGGTGTTGCCATCTTGGTCCCTGATGGTCACGGTGAGACGATCGAGACGACGAATGGGATCGATGTATTGTGTGGCGATTGGATAATTATCTTTGAAAGTGATGGTAGCATTTCCTTCTGTAAGAACACTCGCAAAAGAGCTTCGAAGGTTGCTCATAGAAGACTGACCCTCGTAGACATTCGAGGCTCGATCATTAAAAATGGTGTCAAGTTCCTTGATAGAAACATAACAATGTTCCGTATCGGTCGTAGAGTTGATACGAGCGGCGAGAAGTCTAGCCTGAACAATATTTTTGAGAGGCTGTTGGAGATAGCAAGTGAAAGTGTTCGCACTATCTTGTCCGATCGAATCGATTGTCACCGTGTGATACTCATAGTTGAGATCGGGAATAGTCTCAGTGGGGGAAGTAATGAGAGCCATTTATAGTTAGCTTAGATTAAAGATCCACCAATTCCCTCCGAAATCTCATAGCCCGCGAGATCCGCGACAAGCTTTTGGGCACCACAGAGACCACCTGGAGTGAGAGACTTGGTGTAAGCGCTACCCTCCTCACGACCGGGGGTGCACTCGATCTTGTTCTCCAGATCGAAGATGGATCCCTCACGGATAGGGGTGATCTTGATTGGCCTGGGCTGATAGGTCTCACGGGTAGCCATGAGAATGAAAATAATGAGCATCAGCACACCGATGGAAGTGAGGGCGTTGCGGTTAGCCTTGTTAAGGTTGAACATTTACTATGTACATATATTTTTTTAAAGTGCGTTAAAGGTATTTTATTAGTTTCCAATTAGAGAGTAGATGGACGAAGAAATCGTACTCGACCGTGGAAATACCACTGTAATGAAATTAGATGCAGACGAGCAGGCCTTGATGGATGAGATTGAGATTTCGGCACCTCGTCCTAGATCTGTCCCCCGTCCTAGTCAGTCCATACATCGCCCACCACCTCAGCAGCACCAAGAGGCGATGGATGCGTTCGTGAATCCAAACAAGCAGTCGGCGCCTCAGCAACCTCCCCAAGAAGATCCTATCGATTATGGTGAGGACGAGCCTATGTTTTACGACGACGATAGTCCTATGGGACCCATTCCTCAGGAAGAGCAGCCTTCGAAAGGGTACACCTCCGTCGACGAGGAAAAGTCTGATCTTCTTAATAAACTGGCTCGCCTAGAGAAGAAGGGTTTTGCTGTGAACAAGCGCCTGAATGCCTACTCAAATGTAGATGAGCTCAGGTCTGAGGTGAAGCGGATCACTTACAGTATAGATGTAGAGCAGTCTATTCGATTCTCGAGGCGTATGTTGATCGCCTGTGTGACTGGCCTGGAGTTCCTCAATAAGAGGTACAACCCTTTTGAGATTCAGCTTGAGGGTTGGTCTGAGTCCGTCATGGAGAATGTCGACGACTATGATGGTGTTTTCGAAGAGCTCTATGTGAAGTATCGCTCAAAGGTCAGCGTTGCCCCGGAGGTGAAGCTAATCATGATGTTGGGTGGTTCGGCGATGATGTTTCACCTCACGAACAGTATGTTCAAGTCTGTCATGCCTAACATGAACGATGTGATCAAGCAGAACCCCGATCTCGTGAAGAACATGATGGCGGCTGTACAGAACACTACCCGCGCACCCGAGGGTCCTGCCACTGATGCCCCAGTGGGTGGCACTGGTCAATATGAGATGCAGGGTCCTGGTATAGACATTTCGAGCCTCATGGGTGGTATCATGATGCCCCCACCACCCCCCATGAACACCACTATGAACAAACCAGAGAGCATGGTAGATGACGATGACATGTCCGACATCGTCTCGATCTCGGGAGATTCCACTGGTGGTGAGGTAAAAGAGGTGAATGTCGGTGGTTCTTCCAAACCCAAGCGAACCAGGCGAAAGAAGAAGACTGAAATTAATCTCTAAATACTATATAAATGATAGCGTATTGTCCGCTGGAGGATCTAGAACCTCCCGTCCGACAGCAGAAGCTTGTCGTGAAACCCAAAACTGAGGAACCAACATCTAAGGTTGGCCTCGAGGAGACCGAATTAAATTACGTCATCATGGCTTTCATTGTTGGCGTCGTATTACTCGCCGTCTCTGATACCATCAGGGCGTAAATGTATCTATTCTACCATGGGGTTTTCCCTCATAGTAAATTTAGTTACCGAAGAGAATACCACCGAGACCATCCTTAATTCGTAAGACATTATAATTCAAAGCAAATGCAAATAAAGAAGTATCATTCTCTCTAAGAGACCCCTTCGTCGCACCCCGAATGATCATCTTCGCATTGTCTAGACGACTGAAATTACATGAACCGGAAGGATTATAGTCAGACGCATTCATACAAAAGTGATAGGCAAAATATCGAGTATAAAACAAAATCTGTCTCGTTGCATCAAATTCAGATACACCATAATTAGATTTATAATAATTTTGGATGGTGTGAAAATAACTCGGCTTCATATTTTCAAATAGGGATGTCCCATTCAAATACATATCAGCACCCGAGAATGTGAAATAGTCTTCCTTGTAGTCCTCACTCGATACGGCAAATCCGAAAAAAATAGACTTCACTGGATGATTAAAGTAACTGAGATCGAGGACATTATATCCATCTGATGTATTGAGTGGGTATTCGGCGCGCTGGACTTGGGTGATGACAAAGTCCATCTGTCTTTTCACCATCGATTCCCGTTCATCCTTATCTAGATAAATATAGTTTCCATACACGGAGAATATCTTCTTGGCTTCACTGAGAGTAGAGAGTACATTTTCGTCGAAATGAATTTTGATCTCAACTTGATGATTCTGCAGACATATGAGAGGAAGAAAAGCTCGGTGATTACAGAAAAAAAACTGAATGGGTATAAAGGAGGGATTGGCGGATGACATTTTATTATTCAATTCGCGACACTTACTGTATGTATCTGGTAAGTAGTTGGGCCATATATCAGCGTAATAATCAAAATGTTGAGAATCAATCTTCTGACCGCCGATGTACAAGTCTATTGTGGAATTATAAAACATGTCGAGTGCCTTGTCGGTACCCTCGATCCAGAGAGCGTTGATAATATCACCAAGTACTGGTATAGTGATGGATGTATCGTCGCCATTTATCTGTTTAATAAATTTAGGAGCCTGAGAAAAATTTGTATGTCTAGTGAATTTCATGCGAAAGAATGAATGTCCCTCGTCACCCGTGAGATACACGTCTTGAATACCCTTGGAGACGAGTTGTATTAATGCACCAGACATTTAATTATTGTTTAGATTATAAAAACAGACACTTTCCCTGAGGGAAGTCGCTCTTCTTCTCCTCCACGATCTTCCCGTGAATTTTGAAACCACCGTGTCTGTAAACCTTCATTCTTTTGTAGTACATCGCCGTGAATATCGACCACGGATCATGGATGTCGTATATGTGAGGATTATTCTTCTTCCCCTTCGTCTCTCTCATGATACGACCGATACTTTGAGTGATGTCTGATTTGGGTGAAGCTAAGATAACCGTATCGAGTGTTGGAATGTCTAGACCCTCATGGGCTTGACTGAATGTCGCAAAGATGATCTTCTTCTTCGAAGACTCTTGAAGGTCAGCTTCTTTCATACCACCCATGTAGAGTCCAGATGTTTTTGGAAAACATTGATGAAGCATTTCACAGTGTTGACGACGATCACTCAGAACGAGAAGCTGTCTGGTACCAGCTGATGCCTTCTTCACAAGTTCGACCAACATCTGATTACGCCTCCTGTCCTCCACAACCTCTGTGATCATGTTGGGCATCGAAATCTTTCCATTTCTCATGGAGGGTGGTGGATTCCTGTAGTTTGGTGAATCGAAAGTTATCGTGAATACCTCAACTTGCTCCTGATTTTTTCTCTCCACCGCGAAGAACGTGGGACCCATGAACCAGTGAAGCACCTTCGTGAGACCATCCTTCCTCTCTGGGGTTGCCGAGAGGCCATAGATGTGTCGAGGACATAACTTGAAGAGACTTTGACTGAACACCTTCGCACATATGTGATGTGCCTCGTCTACGATGAGCGTCCCGATGCTCTCAAAGTCTGTGAAGTTGTACTCTTTGAGGGAGAGAGATTGAAGCATGGCGATCACGAAGTCGCAATTGACCTCCTTCTTGTCTTGTTGCACGATACCGATAGTGGCACCCGGACAAAATTGTTGGATACGCTCCCTCCATTGGTCAGCCAAAAACTGTTTGTGCACCACGATCATGGTTCTATAGCCCAACTTACAGGCTATAGCCAAGGATACCGTCGTCTTGCCGTAGCCACATGGTAGAGAAAGGATGCCATGGCCTGCCTGAATTGCTGCTGCGAGTGCTTCGTTTTGGTGTGTGGTGTCTCTGAGTTGTCCCGCAAATTTGGTTCGGATGCGGGTGGGTTCGGGTCTTTTGTCGTGGAGAGGCTCTCCAAGCTTAGAAGTTCCGTAGAATCTTGGAATACAGATTCCATTCTTAGTTGGTCTGAAAACTTTGAAAGGCGGTGGAGGAAATCCATAATCACCGTTGACCACAGGTCTTACCGTAAGTTCCTTTTTAATTTCTTGGATTGGCCCCGTGTCTACTAAGTAACCAGTCCGAGTAAGAATGGTCATGGCACCCGCGCTTAGTATATATCAATTTAAATGTTTATATTAATATATGGACGAATTAATTCTCAACCCTCGGGAAACTAATTTTATTTTATTGAATAACAGACTAAAAAAAGCTATCGATATGATTAATGGCGGGGATATAAAAGGCGCCATATCAGAAATTGAGCTTGTTAACCGTAAATTGGAATACAATTCACGATATACGCCACAGTTTGAAATCCCTGAACATGTGATAATTGAGGCCGACAGTCGGGGTAAATATGATGACGTTTTTGAAGATATACAAGAATTGGTTGCAAAAATCGATGCATGTGAATTGCAAATAGGGATTCTCCATAGAATGTGTGACGAAAAATTAGCAGAGTTTCAAGAAGTTATAGAACAATATAAGAGTATGAAAAGTGTATTTCAAGATTATGACGAAGAAAAAGAGAAAGACAAAATCAAAGAAAATATAAAAAAACAAATTGAAATATATAGAAAAAACATGAATGACGCAAAAGCTGAATTAAACACACTTATTGATAATAACCCGACATTTAAAAACTACGCCGATCATATTAAATCAATGATCGCAGACAGCGAGTAATCCACGAAAATCCAGAATGATTACCAACATTCCAACTACCCTTGAAGTCCGCCACAACTTCGACATTATCACCCTTTATAAGAGATTGTATTGGACGTCCTTGGACTTCACACATCACTCTCCTATAACGGAAAGGAACCTTGACTGTTAGAACTCTGCCATCCAGGGGATTGTCCACATTTTGATTCACGAGGAGATGCATCCTATTTTCATGCATCTTCTCTATGATCTCCGCAGCTTTGAGTGGTATTGTGAAGCGTATATACTTTTTACCATTAAATTCATACATGGGTTCATAGACTTTTGCTATGAACTTCATCGATTTATATTACGATATACTAGAATTAAAACTATAAGTAGTACCACCACGAGTGACACGATTTGTGAGAGGACTATAGGTTGGAGTGGCTCTCTTGTTCCAAATTCTTGATGACAGAGGGCCCTCGAAACCTCCACCGCAGCCTCGATACTGGAATACGGTGTATTTCTCGGGGACATCATGCCACACATAGCAACTTTGGAACACTTTCCAAAGAATGGGAGTTGTCCGTGGAGACTGAGAACCCCCGAAGATTGTGAGAATTCCCACTTGTTGCCGATCCATTCGGCACCCCAACCAATACGAATCTCCTTGGGTTCGGAAAGTTCGAGTTGTCTGAGCACTTCAGCCTTTAAGGTGTCCGGTTCTGTCTCGAGAATTTCATCTGTGAGGTGACATATGACGCAAGAGACCGTCTTGCCGTCGGAGAGAACCTTGGGTTGAAGATTCCACTTAGTTGTAGCAGCGATTTCGATATCTGTTTTTAGGTTGATTGGGTCTTCATAGTCAATGAGAACGTTGATGGAACCATAGGTACTCTCCCGAACTTTCTTGTCTGCATCTGTGCCCCAATTGTCACCTAAAAGTTTAAGAGCAGGACTATTGTCGACACATAAGAGGAGCATACCATCTTCTATGATTTGACCATTTGAGAATTTGGCTGTATACGTATCTTCACCGTATTCGATTTCTATGAGTTCTGTGTTAAATACAAAATTACCACCAGCTTCCATGACAGCTTCTTCCATCGCATCACACATTACTTTACCAGAAACTTTCTGTGTGTAAGGTTTGGAGAGACCCACGTGATCTAAATTTTTCACAAACTCGTAGGCTGACATGACATCCCAAGTGACACCATCCATGATAAGAGGAAGATGTTCTATGAGACTTTGTCCCTTATCGGATAGTGTTCCGACTGCATCTTTCACGGATATACCGGTATATTTTTTAGGTTGTGCGAATACCTTCGCAAAGAGCGCAATAAGTACACCATAGTCTCGCACACTCAACGAATTTAGCGCAAACATGATGTGACTTCCATCTTTTGTGGGCTCGAACATGGTATCCCATGATATACCCATTTCATCAAAAAGAGATCTGGTGTTGATGAATGCACGATCGAAAACAATTCTGTGGGCATGTAGATCTCTCACTTTCTCGTCAGGTTCCCACCAAGATCCACCTGCTGACATTTTTCTGTCATAGATTGTGACTTCATGATCACCCGACTTGAGTAATTCCCATGCGAGAGACATACCGGTGGGTCCAGCTCCGACGATATGAACCTTCATTCTACTTTTATCTGATATATAATTTTTCGTGCATCATTGCGCAAATATTATGATATAATTACGTCTTGAATTAATATGATCGGCGATCTTCTTAAAAGAGATATAGAAGATTGTTTATCAGCGTGTGGTCCAGCAAAGGGTAGTCCTGGAATACAGACTCCACCTGTATTATTTAGAAACCCAGATTATCAATGGGAGATAATAAAGACTGCATTTATCGAAGCTTGTGAAAAAACACCAGTAGCGATAAAAGCATGGGCATTTATTGAAAGACCGGGGATAGAATCTATTCCAATATGGCATGATCACACACGTCCTAATATTGAAGGACATTGTTTTCAAACTGGTGTAATGTATTTGGATAAATTTGATCACGGTACTATATTTAAAATTGATGATAGAGAAATAATTGGTGATCCTACTCCACTTGTATGGCATATGTTTTCGCCGAATGTCGTACATCGCCCACCCGATTGGGATATACAATCTAATGTAACTAGGTATGTAATCGCGGCATTAGCATATGATTGTTTATACATATAATTTTTCGTGCATCACCGTGTAAAACATCACGAGTATCAACGTGAGCCATAATTGGAGGGTCATGTAATAGCGTCCCTGGTAGAGTAGATACAATGTTAAGATAACATGAGTTGGAATAGGTTTCTCCATTCCATACTTCATATGAAATCCAGTCATGGCGGCGATGGTCAATAGGAGTGCACTTGTGAAAGAAGATTGAGAAGGTCTGAGTAAAAACCACGAGATGAAGAGGAGTGCTACATAGGATATGAATATAGAACGTCTACCAAGTTCCTCCTTGCTGTCTACGATGGCGAGCTTCTCACCCTTCAAGAGTTTCGTCTCCCAATGAGGACCTAATATGAGATAAGAGCAGTACAAAAGTAGGAAGAGCCACCACATATATTATATGAAACCAGTTTTTTTTCGCTCTTCGGGGGTTTTAAAGGCATACATGATGGAGAGGAAGATGAGGGTGGATAGGAGTGCATACTCGATATCACGCGTGGCGGTGAAGGCGATCAACGTCAGAGACACAAATCTAAACGTCTTGTTGTCAAAAAGTTTCATGAGATTTTCAGGAATCTTGAACGCATTACCCGAGAAGAGACCCTGGTACATGATCAAAAGAGAAAACACGATCGGTTGGGTTCGTAAAAATGTCTCAGCTGAACCCGTCACAGGATTGAATAAGTTGGCAATTTTTACCATTTTAATAACTTAAGAAAATAAAAAACTTTACAAAAAGTAGGATGTTATGTGTAGCCAATAAAGTTCCCGTTAGGCTTCCTAACAGAAAACTGAAAACATGGAAGTTTGCGGGTAAGTTTTTATGGAAAAACGCAACTGTACAAAATAAGTCTGAGCTTGGTCGATGGACGAAGGAACAACTTCTTGAACTCGGTCCAACCTTTGTAAAACTAGGTCAAATCGCTTCGACGAGAGCGGATCTCTATCCACCCGAATTTACGAAGGAGTTGGAAACACTTCAAGATGACGTCCCTCCCGTGGAATTTGATACGTTTGTACATCATGATATTTTCAAAGAGTTTGATCCGGTGCCATTCAAATCAGCGAGTATCGGTCAAGTGCACATGGCGGTACTACACAACGGACAAAAGGTGGTGGTCAAGTTGAAGAGACCAGGTATTCTAGATATCATGAAGGAGGACACAGACACCATCAAGGACATCGTGAACTTCTTGGAGTGGGTGGGTATCGACACGGGTAACAGTTCTGGATACGTCCTAGATGAGTCCATCGAGTACCTCTTGGGTGAAGCAGACTATCACCAAGAGATTGAGAATGCCCTCGAGTTTCGAAAAAGTATGAAGGGTGTCGATTGGGTCAAAATTCCTCGGGTCTACAAAAAGTACTCCAACGATGACATGATCGTCATGGAATATGTACCTTCGACCAAGTTGACAGAGATCAAAGATCCCAAGATCAATAAGAAGAAGATCTGTGAAGCACTCATCAATTCATATGTCATCCAGACGATGGACAATGGTCTCTTTCACGCGGATCCACATCCAGGTAATTTAGGGTTTTCATCTAGGGGTAAACTTGTATTTTATGACTTTGGGTTGCTTGTACGATTGTCTGAAGAATTGAGGGATGGGTTTAAGAACTTGTTTGGGTTTATCATCACTCGTGACACCGCTGGTATTGTAGATGTACTCATAAAACTTGGTGTCATTGTACCTACTACCAGTGATGTATCTGACATTGAGCTGTTTTTTGAAACCATTTTGGGTTACTTGGAGACCCTCGATGGTTCGGGAATCATGAACGATGATCTCGCCGTGCAGCTCGCCACTGAAAAACCTTTTGTTGTACCCACAAGCTTTGTATACTTGGCGAAGTCCTTCGCTATCATCGAAGGTATTTGTGTCCAATTGGATCCAGAGTTTAATTATTACACCTACCTGGAACCGATGATTCAACAACAATTCATAGAATCCATCGATCTCGGTGAGATGGTCATGAAGACGACAGAAATTCCATCAAAGATTGGAAAGATAAGTACAGCTGTTCTGGGTTTGGAGAAATCCAGAGCAGCCATGAAGAGATCTATGGTCAAAACAAGGCAGGAAATACGGGTCGTGCAATACAGTGTCGTGTGCGCTCTACTGGCTGAGAGGTTTGGCGATACACCATTGGCTATGTTTTTTGTCTTGTGTACCCTCTGGTTTACTTTTCGTAAAAATCGATAGAGGTCTTCTTCGCGGAACCCTTGGGCTTGGCCTTTTGGAAAAGCTTCTTGTGCTCTTCGAAAACCTCCTTCACGCGCTTGGTCTCATCCTTGGCAATATCAGAGAGCTTGTCCCTGATCTTATCAAGGTCACCCTGGCGTTGCCTCTGTACCTTCTTACCCAGCTTCTTGAAATCCTTGTTCTTCTTGTTAGCGGCGGCGAATACGACGGAAGTGTTTGGGATAGCGAACATTTACTTGTTATTAATATTTAAATTTTTAAGCCTTGCCACTCGTCGAGGCTGACGCTCAGCCTCCATCCTCGCACATTCTGTATCATTGTAGTTGATTGCCTTTGTTTCTTTTTTGGGGTGTTCAACCACATGAACATACCCCACTTTACGGGCAGTCACAGGGCGGCGAGACACTTCGAACTCGCATAGAGCTTTGGTCGCTGGGATAGTGCACATCTTGATAATTGTCGACATCTTGTAAGGTACTCATGATGGACATTTTATTTTTAAGTAGTTGTTTGAATGTTTAGATTCAAACGCTTCAATTTTTCCTCAAATTCCCTCCGCTCACCTGGAGAGTTCATCATCACACCCGTGCGGATCGCCTCGATCTCGGGACCTGTGAGCTGCATCGCGTTCACCCTAAAATCCATGAACGCCTCCATCGTGATGGGCACGAGGGGCTGAACCAGATTGTAGATGGCGTTCGCATAGTCACGGATCTCCTTCTGTGCTCCTGGCTCCATCCGCAGTTGGAGGTAGTGGAGGAGGTTGTGGAGGTTGATCTTCCAATAGAACTCGGTGTAGGTAGACTGTGGAAGGTTTCCACGAGCCTGTTCACGGCAACACCCACTCTCGAGGAGATCTTCGTAGACACTAAATGCGTTATTCAGATGTTCGCTCGTCCTATTTTTGAGGTGCTCACCAATCTCCACGACACCCTCAGAACCTTGGTGGTTCACTGCAGATTGTCCACGAATGACATCAGGTTCATAATACTCTTTAGGTACGACGGAGTACCTCGCAGAAAGTTCATTTATACTGGCGGTGCGGTGCCGCATGTGTTGTCGGGCAATGTATAGGGGCATTTTGATGTGAAATTTGAAATCGACCATCTCAAAAGGGGTCGTGTGCCAATGTCGAAGGAGGTACCGGATGAGGCCTCGATCTCCACGGGAGGTTTTGGTGCCGTCGCCATAGGAGACTCGGGCGGCTTGTACGATTGATGTATCCAAATCTTGTTGAGGCATGTGATCAACGAGACGAACAAAGCCATGGTCTAGGACTTTCTCCATTATGGTTTACTATCCGTTCAAATCTTTAATAGGTACACTCGTCATCCATTGGAACCTCTCCGCAAAAGTCGTACAACTTATACAACTTCTCTTGTGTGTTCTCAATCTCGATCCACGTGTCATTCATGGCATCGATAGCCTCGTCGATGAGTTCGATGAAAGTGTCGAGTTCGTCTAGAGCCACACGATGGGTGTTCCTCTTTGGCTTCTTCGAGTGGAATGCAGACTTGAGACGCTTGTTACTCTTGATGACACGATCGATGTTGGGTTTGTTCACGGCGGACATGCGGATGGTGAGAGACATGGTATATCTGATCTTCACTTCAAATCTTTATTCAAGAAAAAGTTTGTCATCGAGTATAGAGTTGCCTCCGATTTTCGAGGCTACTTTTTTTTGAAGATTTTAAAAAGTGTCTTACGATAATCGGAAGTAGAAAAAAATCAGCTACTAAAAAATAAAAAGTTTTAAAATAGTTTGTCATCAAGTGTAGAGTAAAATTTTTCTCGCCTCCGATTATCGTGAGACACTTTTTTTTGAAGATTTGAATTTTCCCAGGAGGGTGATAATATTTTCTTCCTATATGGTATGGATTATACCCCAACCACATTTTTCATCCTTGAGAATGAAGACCTTGGGTGGTGGTGGGTCAGTAAGACCAAAATAAAACTAAACGAAGACGGATACCCTTCGTGTAGATCTATGACACAATCTGAACTGATTACAAACTTATCAAAAAGGTATGACTATCTAAATCCATACATACACCTTCGCATCATAAAGGGGAGTGCTGCATACGGTCTCGAAACATGGATATCTCAACTTGAATATGAAATAAGTCGAAATCTGGAAAAGTATGAGAAACTCGAGGAACTTTTAATGGCTGGATGGGCACCTGATGATGATACGACATACTCGACTATTCATGTACTCCATGTATGGAATGACACCACTAAAACGAATGTGAAGGATTTGTACGCAAAATTGAAAAGGAATTGGGGAACTCCAGATGAAACAAAGACATTACGAAGTTCTTACAAACTTGACACATGTCTAAATAATGTAAAAATCACACACATCGAATACCATGCGGTGAGAAAACAAGACCCAAACTTCTTATACAACCGCGCTCGTCAAAAAGTGATCCGTGAGATGAAAAGAACTGGTAAGTTACCTAAACGTTCGACGTTGGAAAAATACAATATTGAATTGGGTTAAAAATAATTTCTCATTCCATATAAGGATGCCTTACAAGAATCCAGAGGATCGAAAGGCCCAACAAAAAGCATACTACGAGGCAAACAAAGAGAAGCGAAAGGCATACGCCCGTGAATACGGCAAAGCCCGCTACGCCGCTCTCAAAGAGGCTCTCGGTGACACCAAGCTCAATGTCAAGCTTCCAGAGCCTTCTTCAACTCCTCAATGTCCCGAAAGTACCTCTTCAGATCCTTCATGAACCTCTTATTATTTTCGAGGCATTCACATTCCACTTTGTTCAGGTAGATCCAAGCCAGATTTGACTTTGAATACTTTGTCATCTTTTGATTTTCATTTGGTTTTCGGGGAACTAACTTTGTGGACTTTTTCTTTTTGGAAGCTGGTGTGACTTCGACCCTATTGACGAAAGAGAGTGCCTGCATCACGGTGTCCGCTAAATCATCCTTCTTCTTCGATTTGAGGAAGGTATCGAGCCAGTGTGCGTTCGTGGCACCATCGCGGATGAAGGCTTCACACCGCTCGATGGACACCTTCTTCCTCTTATTGTATTGAGCCTTACCTGGACCTGCCACATCTGGGATCTTATGTCGCGCATCATACAAAATCGTCTCAGCCTCGGGGCATTTGATGATGAAATAGGCATGAAGAAAGTGCATGACAGAGATCATCTTCTTGTTGCGTTCGGGTTGTTTCTCGATGAGGATTGTCTTAGCTGTGAGTACCCAAGGTCTCTCATCGAGATGTTTTCTGAGTGAGACGTAGACACCATCCTTATGTTCTGGTGGAACCCCCGAAACATCCCACTCCCTCACGAAATTACCACTGTCCTCATCTAGAAGGCACATCGCCAAATTCCTTATACCAACATCAATGCTGAGTATCATTGGTATAAAGAATTAAAATGTCTTTAAGTTAGGATGAAGTGTATAGCACACAGAGGCTATTCCATAAAGTTTCGGGACAATAGTATCGAGGCGATTCGAGAGGCGGTTCATAGGGACTATGACGGTGTTGAGATTGATGTACAATTGTGTGGGACGGGGGAACTTGTGTTACACCATGATGTCTACTTGGGGGATCACTTTGTTGCTGATATGTCTTTGGAACAGTTGAGAGAGAAGGGGGTCTGCACATTGAGGGATGTGTACGATGAGGTTCCAGACATTCGGAGAACCCTCCTACTCATAGATATCAAGGGCAAAAATCTCTCCGTCGTCGGGGCACTCATGGAATTCTACAAGACTGAGCCAACGAGGGATGTTTTCTTTTGTAGTTTCAATCGAAAGATCCTGTACAATCTCCCGTATGGTTTCCAAAAGGGTTCGACGTTCGAGACGACATTCCATGAGAGTGAATACAACTATGTGACCAGTGACTTGAAGGCTGTTGTGCTTCATTGGACATGCTTGGATCATGGGTTCATCTCATATTGTAAGATGAGGGACATCAAAGTATATACCTATACACATAAAGACGACAAAGAGTTGGAATATATGTATAGATACAATGTGGATGGAATAATAACGAATGGATTTTAACGGCTCGTGGTCGAAACCAACATGACGACCATAATCATCATGATCATAGAAGAGGAGGCACTGGAGGCGTAACCAACCATGGTCGTGTCCAAACCCAGACCCTCGAAAAGGCCACCAAATAGAGCTTTAAATATGTCACCCAGGCTTTCGGCACCTTCCCTAGTTACATCTTTTAATGGATCTATAAATGGAATACGAACATCCTCACTCTCTTCTTCACACCTCATGTCACAGAATTCTTCGCAATCATCCATTTCGGCTTTGCAGTAGGGCTGGCCATCGATGGGTGTGATTTGGTACTCCTCGAGAGTTTCTGGGGTACTGTACTTAAGATCACTCTTCTCGAGATTACCGTATTCGTATTCGTCCCAGTTATGAGGGAGGCAACCAGCCATACAATTTTTATACTCCTCCTCCCTTTCCTTGAACTTATTATCGATCCACATGAGGAGACCGTAACCCGCACCAAAAACGGCACCCAATCGAATGGATTTCCAGAATTCTTCACTACCGTACTTGACCTTCTTTACGGAACCGTCGGGCATGGTTAGATCGACCTGTTTCGCGCGCTTGGAGAACGAGGCGGCATCGTCCGCACTTCGTCTCGCGGCATCAGCGAAAGCCTCGGCATCATCGGCGGCGTCGGCGAGACGCCTGGTAGCATCAGTGATTCCATCAACATCGTCAAGTTTTCTCAGTAAGTCAGTCTCACCGATGGCATCCAGTTTATTTCTGAATACCTGTTTTCCAGAATCAGACATGCTACCATAAAATTTCTTAAAATCTGTGGGATCCATCTTTTTGAAAACTTCTGTAAACTTGTCAGCCTGAGACACCATAGTGTCAAGAAATCCCTCAGGGTTAGTTCTCACCGATCTTATGAACATTTGTTTAGCAGAATCTAAACTGGAAAATGTTCTAGAATTTATCATCGAATCCAATCCTCTGGTCATTGATGCGGTGGCACCCACAACATCATCGATGTATCTCGCCATCTCTTATTTATGATATGTAAATATTATTTCTTTTTGGTACAATGTGCGTCTCTTACAGCTCCTGAAGCGAGACTAAATCCTGGTAAACAGGGTTCATGACACGAGCCTCCACTTTCTCTGTATGTGAGACTGATCCCTGCAGCAACTAACGCCCGACCGAGTTCTGAATCGGCAGGAACTTTTCGATCATCACAGTCTCCACCTAAACCAAGCCATTCTGGACCTGGGATGAACGAGTGTAGATCTTGTCTACACCACCCAAACCAATACGGACTAGAACCTTCTGGGCATTTCTTGAGTATAGTTTCAACAGCTGGTTTTGCCGCTTCTTCATAGATGATCTTGGACGTTTCTCTGGGTATGTCTTTCGTCAATACATCGGCCACGTCTTCAATTTCGAAAGGTTTATTGAGTTTACCATTCCAACACGTGAATTTTTTTGTACCATTCGCCGGTAATTCGTCGTACGTGAAATTTCCCTTTCCCTCAGTTTCGTTACCCAAATCACACGCTACTCTGAAATATCCACCCTCGGGTATATAAAACGTGTGATCTTCACCATGCTTCACCTGTGCCTGATCACCCAATAATGGGTGTGGATACAAATTTCCATCTTTGTCACGTGCGGACCAAGTCATACCATTACCACCGTCATGTTTTGCGGTAAAGAACTTACAGGTGTCTCCAGTCAGGCAATATCTATCTTTTCCAGCCATTTTCTCTTGCATGCTTTCGGCGAATCCTTCAATAGCCTCCGTGACACCAAACACATCTGGTGCGAGTAATATCGCTTTAACAGGATTTTCATTCCACCGTTGCCTATATCTCCTGTCTACATCCACTCTAAACTGAGCTGGATCTTCGTAGTACCTTTTGGCGTCTCGAACGACGTTCGTACCCAAAAAGGTCTCAGCCCACTTTTGATCTTCTGTTAATTCACACTCTGGGTATGGAGTTCCATCTTTCCAGGATTTTCTTTTATAGTCGATGACATATCTATCACAATAATCACGGGTATATTCACAAACACCTTGTTGAGGGTTGAACTTTACACCAAATCGTCGTGGATCAATTTCTTCTTTATACTTTGCTGAAGTTCGGGGTTTCTCACACGTCGAGAATAATGGACCAAATGGATAAGCGATGGTAACTTTTCGTGGTAAAGTATCGAATACGATGTTAGGTGAATTGACGGTTCCTGGGTTCACCATGTTTGGTGTCATGTACTTATTTGTGTAGACCGCGGCTAATGGTGGAACCCAATCTTTTTCTGGTCTGTTGGGTGGGAAGAATGGATCGAGATATTGGAACCATTCATCTCGCTTTTCTTCGTTCCATCGCTTCGCAGCTTCTTCGGAGACAGAAATACCGATTGTGGATTCCGAAGTCATGCTGGGTACTAAGAAGATGTCATCTCTTCTCGAAGGTGGGATATCAGCTTGTAAGGCATCGAATACATATTTATCCAATTCCAAACCATGTGAACTTCTTACGCGGGTGAACCAACGTTCTATGACGTCTAAATTTTCAGCCTCTTCTGCCTCAGTTTGGGTAGGATCATCCCTGCCAGATTCAGCCATATCAAATGCCTGACTAATCATGTTCGTCAAAAATTCTTCACCACCTTCAACTTCGAGCATTTCTACTAAATATTGATCCATCATGTTTTCCATGAGTTCCTCCTCGACTAATTTCGATTCATCTGGGAACAACAGGGAGTATGGGAACAACATGGGATAATCACCACCGTTCAACTTAATTTGTTCGTTAAACTTGTATACCAGTATATCACGCATCTGCATGTTCGACTTATTTTCGATAAAACTGTCGTAATTTCTGAGATCTGCCATGTCCATCGTGAGACTTATCATCTCGAAAATGAATAGAGCCACCGCAACTGGACCAGTTCCCAGTTTCATGAGCACCTTTCCGATCATGGCGGTAGTCTGTAGTGCAACTCGAACCGCGATCATTCGTGCACCTTGTGCGGCGATCTTAGCGAGAGCTTTACTACTGAAAGAAGCTAAACGAGCTCCAAATTTGGGTAATATATCTGTGACGATGATTTCTGCTATGACCGTAGCACCAATTTCCACGGCTATATTCCTCACCATTTCGTACCTTTCAGCCTCGAGTTGAGCTCTTAGATTGTCTGACTTTAGCATGCAACAACCATCTTTTAGATCATAAAAGTTTGCGTCACATACACCACCTCTGGGATAGACAAGACACACCAAGTTCGACGAACCCATGAGTTCCTCTGCGAGATCCTCTGAATCGATACCTAACTGTTCACCCGCTCGATAGGCGTTTTCGCGTCTCTCTTGTAATCTGGTTTGTAACTCGTTCAGACGCTCTTCTCGCATTTTCATTTTCCTCTTCACCACCTTCTTCTTCCTCTTCAAGTACACGATCAGGAAGACGACCACCACGAGAAGAAGTAGTAACAACATCATCCCCAGTAGTGCCAATGACATACCACTCCCCGATGATCCACCACCTCTTGGTATAAACACGGGTCTCGCGACATTCGTCCTGAACATCTTATAGTAATTAAAGAAAAAATAAATTAAACAAACATGTGGTGTTGGTGGTGTTGTCACGACTTTGATTCAACACCTTTAAGTATGCCATTTAGGCATGACGAGAGACGAAATAAGTTTCATACATCGGGTAATTTTTGTTCCTGGAGTTGTATGAAGTCATATGCTATCGAGAAATATGGTCTGACGAAGGGTGGACTCATATGTGGAAATATTGTCATGATGCGAAAGAAGATGTTCAACCAAATAGGTCCAGTAAAACCTGCACCCAATAGATTTAGGTTGAAAGAGTTTGGTGGTGACATGACGATTGAGGAGTTTCGAGAAAACCAGACACTAGACAAGGATAAGCCTAGCCCTGTGGAAACACAACCATACGAAGAAAATGTGGTACCCTTTGTTTCAAACACGAAGAGGTTGGATGAAATAAAGAATGCTACTGGTGGTAACAACGCGCTAAAGCTAAAGAGAACTAAACCGCTAAAACGAAGTCATAACAACTTGGAGTCTGCACTAGGTTTGGTTATTACACCCAAATCCTAGATTTCTCTTTTGTTTAGCCGTCGGTAAAGACGGTGGCAAATACTCTGATTTTTTACTATGAACCCACTTCTCACCATCGTGAGCCGTCCACCTAATATCTAGACGCTCCATGACTTTCCTACATAAGACACATGGTAAAGAGACCGCGTCACCGTGAATGTTTTTACGCTCGACCACCATTTCACCATATTTCCTATGTAGCCAGTCAGTAAACTGGTGGGGTCTATACCCCTTTTTCATGCATCTTATGTACAACATCCTGAGGAGCTTCCTCTCTGCACAACAGAGGCAATCACTTATGACGACAGGTCCCTTTGACATGTAACTCGTGACCGTACAGTACTTCATGGACAGCAGTTGAGGCAAATGGGTCCGTCGTATACAAAATCACACTTTGTACACTCACTTAGGATGTTAATTTTCTTTTTCGGAGTAAGTCCTTTCGCGAATTTCTCGAGTTCCTTTACTGTATAGATTCCGTATCGAACCATAACCTCCAGCGAAGGAAATCGCATTCTATTTTGACTACGTGGCTACTCCTTAAGCGAGACAGGGGAGGCATTTGGCCATTTGCTTCTTGGCTTTGAGCATGGTGGCGAAACTGTCGACCATGGGTGGAACGAGGGACTTGAGAACGACTTCAAACTCGGAATCCTTCTCACCATCGTCGATCTGCTCGATAAGGTGGTTGAGAACACCGATGACAAGTTTCTTCTTCTGGGGACCTGGGAGTTGCTTGAACTTGGCGGTCTCCATCATGAGGCGTCCGAGGATTGGGGGGATGTCTTCCTTGGTGAAGCCGTCGTCGATGTATTCAGTCTTGAGCTCCTCGACGGTTCGGACGAGGCTCTGTGCATCGATCTTTCCAGTGAACTTTTGTAAGATAGTATCCATTTATAATCTACACATATTATAAATGGATGAGATCATCTCGAGTGTCGCGATGGGCCTCGGTTTCGTGCAGTTGTATGAGCAGATGAAGAAGGTTGACGAGATTGGGGTCGACATGAAGAACACGATCCTATTGGCTATCCTCACGAGTATCCTTTGGTTGATTTACCAATACAGGAAGTACGGTGTCAACATGACCACACTTTACACGTCAGCAGGCCTCATCGTCCAATTATATGTCTTGAACAAGATCTTACTTAAGGAAAAGATACGTGAGTAATCCAGTAATGAGCTCTCTCATTTGTGCGTCTGTGAAGCCTTCCTATGTCAAGCGCTACAACACGAAGCCCAAGCCTACACCTAAGGCGCCACCTAAGGTCGCTCGCTTCGCCGAGGTCGTTAATGGACGTGCGGCGATGCAAGGGGTTCTTTGGGGTTCCCTCGATTGGGTGATGTCTGGTGAGAACATCATTCAGCAGTTTGAGGATCCGGTGTATGCGTTGGCTGCGACTGGTGTCGTGACCACCCTAGCTGCGGCGTCGCTCGTCACCGTCAAGGATTTCGATGACGAGGAGTACTGGTCTTTCACCCCTGAGGCGGAGCTCAAGAATGGTAGGCTCGCGATGCTCGGGTTCGCTACCCTGTTGGGGTTGAGTGCCATGTAACTTAAAAATTCAATCATTTTAACCTTTTCCTCCATGGAAAATGTCCCTGCCCTACGCATCACGTAGGCCAAGAACATGAGGAGTGTGTACACGTTTAGGGCGATTGGATTCATTCGAGACCCATCTTACTCTTGGGGACGATTAAAAACACACCGAACATCAGCATGGCGATGAAAGACGCGAGGCTGACACCGATGGTGGTGGTCGACTGCTTCTCAGCCTCCTTGCAGTTCACGGTCCAGTTGAGAGCGATCGAGCTGCCGATGACACCCATGATGGCGTAGGTGAGGAGGAAGACGGGCATCTCGTTGCTGAACATCTTGGTCATGGAGAGGGTGAAGGGAATAGCGATGGCCATACCGAGGGTGGCCACGAGAATCTTGTTGAGGTTCTCTTGAAGCTTCTTACCCTTGAACTTCTCACACTTGGAGAAAGTGTTGATACCGATGGAGGCCGCCACGATGTAGGTGAGACCGAGAACGGCGATGATACCGATGGTGTTCCAAGAGATGTCGAGGGTCTCACGGGTGTTGCCAATGTTCTTGACGGCATTACCTAAACGAGACATCTTGGTGTTGGCTGGAGCCGCCACGGAGTTCGCGGTACTGTTCATGGCACTGTTGTTCATTTGTTATACATTTAGATTTTAATTAAAGGACTGTGATGTTTACTTCACACATTTCATTTTAATATTGTCTGTGTTTTTCATATCGAGGAAGTCTAGAATATCTTGTTCAAACTTTTCGGTTCCGATATCTTCAAACTTTAGTACCAATAATTTTCCCGGATAATCTTCGAAATATTTGATAATTTTTTTATTATGTGATTCGTAGACGTTTTTAAGGTGTTCGTCGTATTTATTGTCATATGGACCATCAATGTTGAGAACGATTCGATTCAATTTACTTTTGGCAATAGGTGAAAGCCATCTATTGTATTTCTTGTAACTAGTGACAAACGATTCAGTGTCTCTTATACATATAATAAATTTAGCATCTGGGTACGTTGCACTTATAAATTTATAATATCCTATATATGGGATACCCATTGCAATCATATTCTCATAACTATCGATAATACTGTATATTTTATTGTTTCCGGTATAAATACCGTGGTATAAATTCCTCGTCTCATCAACATTAAGTATTATTTCACCATTATTTACTATCACATCTGTAGGATGTCTATGAATATCAACATTGGCACCTACACACTTTTTATATCCACTCACTTCCTGGATAAAACGACATATACTTTTTGAACCAGTTCTAAGAAGTCCACAGTAAAGAATCTTCATTATATCATATATAACTTTATTATTTTGGCGAGTTTGAAGTGTATTTAAAGATAGTCAAGGTATTATCTTTAAATATGCGTCTGACATACGCTATCACAGTGTGTAATGAAGCCCGAGATTTATACTCTTTATTGAGTTTCTTAAAAAGGGTAAAAGATCCCGGTGATGAAATTAATGTACTTTTAGATGCATTACATGCCACTACTTCGGTTCGAAATGTTCTCTCAGATTTCAAAGAAGATATCGTATTACATGAACGAGAATTCGATGGCAATTTCGCAAAACACCGCAATTTTCATTTGAAACAATGTTCGGGTGATTATATTTTTATCATAGATCCTGATGAGATGCCAAAAGAAAAACTCATCAAAATGATTAAACCGGTCATCGAACAATCTGCTTCTGATTTAATCGTCGTTCCGAGAATAAATTTACATCCAGGTTTTACTGAAGAATGGTTACGTAAGCGTAATTTTAAAGTAAATGAACTTGGTTGGATTAATTGGCCTGATTACATATGCAGAGTTTTCAAAAATGACCCTGATGTAATAAAATATGGAAATGAACTACACGAAAATGTTGTGGGAGCCACGAAGCCAGTTCAACTGCAACCGGATCCATCTATTGCTGTATGGCACATTAAATCAGTCGAGAAACAAGATAATCGTTGGGATGACAACGGTAATTTTAAAGTTCCTGACGGAAAAAACTTTTATGACAATCTAATGTAAATTTTACTTCTTCGTTCGTCATATATGGAAATATTGGCAAACTTACGCAACGCTGACAAAATACCCTAGCGTTTTCACAATTGGTGTAAAACTTTTTAAAACATTCCAAGTCTGGTAAGGCTATGGGATAATGAATACCTGTTTGTACACCACGATTGTTCATATACTTAATATACTTATCCCTGTTATCCTGGAGTGTATAGAAGACGTGATACACGTCTCTACCTATAGGGCTCCGTTTTGGAAAAGATGTGTCAGATCGATACATCTCACCGATGCGTATCCTATCATTCGTCCAATCGTCGAGGTGTTTAAGTTTTTCACACAAGAATAAACCTTGTACACCATCCATTCGACTATTTATTCCATCACTCGTATGAGTGTACCGATTATTTTTTGGAGAACCTAGACTTGCATATCGTTTCATCCTAGCTGCCAATTCTTCATCATTTGTTATACAAGCACCTGCGTCTCCGAGTGCACCTAGATTTTTACCTGGGTAGAATGAAAAACACCCAATGACACCTCGTGTACCCACGTGTTTCCCATCTACAATTGCCCCTTGTGCTTGAGCACAATCTTCGATGATTGGGATATTCAAATGTAAAAGTTTTGATACGTCTACACACTGTCCGTATAGATGAACCGGTATGACACAATCAACCTCGTATACATTATCGACTAACATGAGACCGGTTTCTGGATCGACGTCTATGAAAACAGGTACATGTCCAGCATTTATAACAGCCATTGCGGTTGCTGCATAAGATATGGCTGGTACCGCAATTTTAGATCTTGGTTCTAGTTCAAGAGCTTTTATGGCTATGTATAAAGCATCGGTACCACTGTTACAAGATACACAATGAGAAGAACCCGTATACTTCTTAAATTCGTCAGCGAATGTCGTGTCGTTTACAAAAGCGGATGTATCCAAGATCTGGTCGAGAACATCATGAAATGATTGCCTAAGAGGATCATGAATCCGAGAAAGATCGTTGAATGGAACTTTCATAATTAAAGATTTTACGTTCATATTCTTTAATCATGAAGTGTATAATTGTTGGTCTTGGTTATTTTGGGAAAATCATCAAAAGTAAACTTAATGATCATGACGTTTTGACAGTCGACCCATTTAATCCATCGAGTGATTATAAGGATATATCGGATGTAGAATTTGCGGATGGGAAATGGTTTGTCACCACTCCCGCAAGTACACATCATGATATTCTTTTGAAACTTTTCGAGAAGGGGGTCAAAGATATATGGGTCGAAAAACCTATATGTAGCACACTTGATGACACACTTGACATATTTTCAAAAAAACCCGATGATGTATTTTTATATTGTGACTTTACTTGGCTTCAACATGCATCCATAAAAAAGCTTGGAAATGTTGAGAACATTAAACACATCGAGATGAAATGGTTAAATGATGGTTCGATGATTCCAAAAGACGTCAATATTGTAACAGATTTGGTAGTTCATCCGATATCAATTTTAACATTTTTTCTCGTGAAATCTATGGATATGATCGACACGATCGATGTTGTGTATGCAAATAAGACATCTGTTCTCATTAATGGCAGAAGCGATAAGGGTATCACGTTTAATATAGAAGTTAGTAATTCGTCAAAAAAGAAATCGCGGAGTATCGGTCTATATTCAGTCGAAAAAGTTTTTAGGTGGAGTTCAGATGATCCGTTTTACATCGAAAATGTTGGAGATGTACAAAAAACTGACGCAATCGAAGAAAATATCAAGCATTTCTTTTTGAAAAACTCTATCGGTTATCCATTAGATATCGCGAGAACTCTTGAAATGGTGAATAAACTCTTCTGCTTCTTCGATCATTAATTTTTTTTCATCTTCACTTAATTTTGATCGTTCAATTCCAATCATATTTACTTTGATAGGAATAGCCGGAACCCCACCCCATACGATTCCATCTGGAGAATTTCCTTTAAAAAAAGAGCCCGCTCCGATTACACAATAATTTCCAATAGTAGATTTTTGATGTACAGAAGCATTCATCCCTATATGTGTAAAGTCACCGATATTTACAAAACCTGCTACAGTACATCCAGGATTTAATTGAACTCCGTCCCCCAGTCGGGAGTCATGACCAATAAATGTTTGATTCATGACATAACAATCATTTCCGATATAAGTGCAATTTTCAGTGGGTTTATTGATGATCGCATATTCCAAGATTTCTGTGTTTTTGCCTATGTGAATTTTACCATCCGGATTTGATGGGTGACCTCTCCAATCTGGTTCTGTGAGTATCATTATTTGTATATGACACTTATTTTTTAATTTAAAGAATGTGATGCAGAATTGCTAAATGGACTTGGAAGAATATAAAAACTTGGTGTTCACACACACGAAACAACCTAGTTCTGAGAATACAGTTTGGGCCGAGACGTCTAAACTATGTATGCTCTTCATAGAATTCAGGGACATGGACATTATAAAATACAACCTGTGGAACATAGCCAATGTATACGGGGGTGGAGACGCGAGTCTCGTGATAGTTCACAGTGGTGAAAATAGAGAACGAATCATGGAGGTGACGAAAGGGTGGACAAATGTTAAGTATGAACAGGTGTTTGAAAGTAACACTGACGTGAACGAATACAGTCGATTACTCACAAGTGTTTCATTCTGGGAAAAGTTCAAATCATACGAACATGTTCTCATCAATCAATGGGACTCCTACATATTTAGACAGATACCTGAACATTTTTTTGCATACGATTTCGTGGGTGCTCCATGTGGACACTACTACGTCATACTTAATAATCAACTGGTCAACATATGCCACACAAAATGTGAATGCCCAAGATGTCTAAATGGTGATCACCAATTCAAAGAATATAATTTCACGACGTACCCAAATAAGATCTTTATGTTCAATGGTGGATTTTCTTTGAGAAAAGTCAAGACCATGATCGAATTCTGTCACGCAAGACCTTGGAGAGGTGAACCAGAAGACTTATATTTTTGTATTTCGAAACTCTCGAGACCCACGAGGGATGAAGCTCGAGAGTTTAGTGTACAGGATTTTGATTACGACGGCACACCGGTCGGGTGTCATCAAGTCTGGTTGAGACAGGATCGCGATTACATCAAACAATTATACACATCCCTCTTGCACCACATGTCTCCATAATCATTTGTTCCTTTCATATCCGTGTTATCCGCACCTCGTGCGTTATTATACTTACACTTGACGAATTTGACTCCACCAAACTCGACAAATTCTTCAGATGTGTGCTGACCGACCATACACTTTTCCGGGTGTGCTCGAATGTAATCGATTGAGGCATTCATGTACGCACCCGGACCAGTTGGATACAAACAATCGAGGCCGTAATGTCGTTGTTTTACGTTCCAGAGAAGAAGATCAATCATCTTTTTCGAGATGGGATGCTTCGGGACGGATCCTATGAACGCCGTGTACATACATAGTTGATTTGGGGGACAATCCACACTCGTGTAATATTCTTTACCCACCTTCTCGAGTGTTTCGATCGGTTCGAGACATACCTGACGAAGATCGGAATACCATCCACCTTCCTGATACATGATCAAGTGGCGCATGAGATCACATTTGTATGAATACGGTTTGAGAGTGTTGTATGCCTCGAGAACATCATCGTCAAAATGTTTTTTGATGTAAGCGACACAATCATCACCCGAATACATTTTGACTTTGTACCCGGGATTCATCCTGTACCAAGTCTCGAGCGCCTTTTTCATTCCATCTGGAAAGGGTGGAACTTTACCGCCATCGACTATCACAATTTTGTGTATGATCTTGGGTATCATTATCAGTATAAACAATAAAATCTTTAAGAATAGTAATATGGAAGAATTCAAAGATAGATGTCAAGACTTGGAAGTGCGTGGTGAAGAACTCGCCGCAGACCTTCGACAACTTCCTACCGACTACAAACTTGCTGAGCGATATACAGAGATAGATCAGGAAGTCTATGAGATGATGGAATGGTACAAACGAATCAAACGCGAAAAAAAAGACATGGAGGATAAACTCAGACGCGTTGAGCGGGGCATTAAACTACTGAATAACGATGTACAGAACTTCAAATTACGAGAGTTTTCTCGTGCCCAACAACAAGATCTGTATTTACCATAATGTCGAAACCAGCATCAACGAGGTTCTTACAGAACGCGACATCCTCGGAGCACATGTCTCTCAGAATCTTCCCATCTTCAGCTTCAATCTCGATAAGAGGGTAGCTAAAGTATGGATACTTCAACTTTTCGATGACACCCTTACGACACGCGAAAAATCCCATCCCGTTGTAGGCCACTGAGATATACTTATTGGACGACCCTTCGTCGGTAGACATAAATTGAAAAGACCCAGTCTTTTTGAAATACTCCGTGTCCCATTCCTTGACACATGCATAATGTTTGAGGTCTATCATCCTGTAAAGACCTGAAACGACTGGATACTTCTTGGTATCTTCGATGAGTTCGATCACTTGTTCGGGTGTGAAGATGATATCGGAGTCGATTGTGACCCAAACATCGTAATCTTGAGTTCCACCAAAAGGTGTCTGTTCTGAGCCCCGGAGTACATTAAGGCCTAGAGTCTTCATCCTAGAAAATGGAACGAAACTAGAATGTTCATTCATGACAATCACGTGATACCCCTTCCTTGCGAGTGTGATTGCAGTATCTGTCCAATTCATGAGAAATCTACCAGAAAATTCTCGACCAGGGAGTGCAATGACAACCTTGGTCATTTTGATAAAATGCTAAGTACCTCTTTAACCGCTGGATGGCGAACAATATCGTCGTCTTCCATATATACATGCGTGATGTAATCTAGATCGAGACACTGCATCTTGTAGATGAGATCTGCAAGCCCATTTTCGGGACCAAGGTCAGACTGTTCGAGGTCACCAGTTACAACCAACTTTGTACCTTGACCCACGCGAGTCAAGAGCATCTTCATCTGATTAGGTGTGGCATTCTGCATTTCATCTGCGATGATGAGGGTGTTGTCAAATGTGCGACCTCTCATATATCCGAGGGGTTCGATCTGGACGTACCTATCAATTTGGTTGTGACTGAGATACTTTTCAAAAATATCAAACATAGGCTTTGTCCATGGTTCCATCTTCTGAATCATGTCACCGGGTAGGTATCCCATGTCTTCATCAGCTGCCACGATTGGTCGCGTCAAAATGATTCGAGGACGTTGATACTTATGTACATGTTCGAGTGCAATCTGACACGCCAACATCGTCTTGCCTGTACCCGCTGGTCCAGTCCCAATCACGATTGGCTTTGGAGACCTTAAGGCGAGCATATATTTACATTGACCAGGGGTTTTGGGAAAGTTCATATATATAATTTAAAGTTTTTTTCCTTAATATAATTATATGGAGTTCCACTTTGTAAAATTAAATGTAAACGGGACATACCTGAGCTTGGTTGATCCTTCATCCAAAACGCGCTTTGTATGCTTTGCTGAAAAAGATAAGGCTAACGCCTGTGTAGATTATGTATCAAAATTTAGATCCAAACACGGCGTCTGGCCATGCTTCGACATGTCGAGTGGAAGTAGAAAGTTGAAAAGTAAAACTGGTGTAAAAATGCGAACTCCTGCGCAGGTAAAACGATATCTCGAGATTGAGACGTATGATTTTAGCACGATCGACAAAATTGCGAGTCGAACGAATTCGTCGTTCTATTGTGTTCTCCAATTTGATGCGGCAGATCTGGGAAACATTGAATCGATTTCGATGTCTGGTCAAGAGATGGATGCTATTGTTGATGAGCGTTTATATAGGGATCTACTTGAATTTAACTTAAAAACAAATTAACCTGTACCAATAATGTGTGGCATCTTAGCTCTCTTCGGTGAAGAAGTCGAAATTTCTTCCTATCTCCTTTCTCACCGAGGTCCAGATGACTACAGAACTAAGACACTAGGTAAATGTCGAATGGATTTTTATCGACTCGCCATCAATGACCTGACAGATGCTGGTATGCAACCCTTCCGTCAAGGTGATGAGATGCTCATATGCAATGGTGAGATTTACAACTATCGCGACTTTCTCAAAGGTGATGAAGTGAGTAAGAGTGATTGCGAAGTTCTCATTCCCATGTTGAGAGATTTTGGACTCATGAAGACTATCGATAACATCAATGGTGATTTCGCCTTTGTGTGGACGAATGGTAAGCGCGTCGTAGCCGCCCGAGATCCCGTTGGTGTGCGACCCCTCTTTTACACCCGATATGGTCCAGACTCCATCGCATTTGCGAGTGAAGTCAAGGCACTTCTCTTTCTAAACTCAGAGATCCATATATTCCCACCTGGTCACATATTCGATTCATACATCAATGACTTCGTGTGCTACCACAATGGATATTGGAAAGTTAACAAATACTTGAAGACCAACATTCACCGTGAGTTGAGGGAGACCCTCGAACATGCCGTACACGACCGCATCGACACGACTGATCGAGACATTGGTTTTCTCTTGTCTGGTGGTCTAGATAGTAGTCTCATCGCATCGATCGCGTCTCGAAAGTTGGGAAAGATTCGAACATTCTCGATTGGTCTAGAAGGGAGCCCCGATCTAGAAGCTGCTCGAACCGTTGCAAACTACTTGGGAACTGATCACACTGAAGTAAAATTTACAGTGACGGAGGGACTTGCACATATCAACGATGTGATTCACTCTCTCGAATCGTACGACACAACTACAGTGAGGGCGAGTACACCGATGTGGCTTCTCTGTAAATACATCAAACAGCACACGACATGTCGGTACATCTTTTCGGGTGAGGGGAGTGACGAAATCTTGGGTGGCTACCTCTATTTCCATAACGCACCAAATGTTGATGAATTTGCTTGTGAAAACATGCGTCGTCTTCGTTTGATTCATCAGTTTGATGGGTTGAGGGCGGATAGATGCGCGGGTGCACACGGACTTGACCTCATCGTACCATTTCTCGACAAGAACTTCATAGACTTTTGTATGTCCATCAATCAAACTGAAAAGATTGGAAAGATCGAGAAGCGAATTCTCCGTGAAGCCTTTGAAGGGTATCTCCCCGGCGAGATCCTGTGGAGACAGAAGGATGGTATGAGTGATGCGGTAGGAACGAATTGGGTGGATGAGATTAAAAAGTACGCCGAAGATGATGTGGATGACGTACTTTTTCGGGAGACGAGGGCGAAGGCACGGGGTCACAATGTGCCATTGACGAAGGAGGAGGCTTTGTACAGAAACATCTTTTGGAAGATGTACGGGAATGACAACGACCACTTGATTTCAGAAATCTGGAGACCCAAGTGGACTAAGATAACCGATCCTAGTGCGCGTCTACTTATAGAAAAGAATCCCAAGTAATATAAATGGCACACTTTGTCAGAAGTTTCGATTGTAAGAATGAGGATCACGCCATGTGGTTGAAGAATGTTGGTGGTGTCATGGCGAAGTCAATGAGTGGTGATCGTATCGACATCACTGCCGCGGTGAACGATAATCCTCTGCCAGGTAGTCCCACGATCGAGAATCCAGTGGATTGGGCGTATGTACATTTTCAGCTATGCATGAAGTATGCTAACGCTGTTCTAAACGGGGAGGCGTTTGTACCTCCGATACTCGCGTAGAGTGAAATCTTTGGGTTCAGAATTTTCATCCATTCGAACGAGTAAAATTTTCCCATAAACTTCCTCATCATCAAACGGATGTGGTAAAGTGTTCTCATTCTTCACTTTACCATCTTCGGGTTTCATTATGACCACATCTATGTCAGGCCATTGACCTATGAATGTTTGTCTCCCTTCGAGAATTTTGAAAATTTGATTTTTGTGTGGAGCTATGTCCAGGTTTATCTCTACCATGTCCCCTAGTTTCTCACGAATGAGAATTGCTTTGTTCATCTTAAAGATCTCTCACAAAAAAATATCAATAGATTGTAAATGAACAACAGGCTTCTACTTTCTATCGCAGTCGTGGTCGTGATCGCGTGGATGGTGTACCGCTCCACGGAGGCGTACCAATCTGGTCGCATGGATTACCGCTATGGTTTCGTGGATACTAACCCCGCGCGTCGCGTCGCCGATGCTTTTGATTCCCCTGATCATCAAAATGTCTATGAGGGTCTTCCTTTGCCCTAAGTGAATAAAAAAAGTGGTAAAATTAAAGATGAATAAGACTCGCGAATTCGTCATTGAGCGTTTAGCCACAATTCTCGAGATCCCTGATACGAGTACGACATGTATCAATCTCGAGAAATGTATACTAAACTATGCGAAGGAACGAGCTGAAGAGATCGGTGAAGAGGCTGCGTGGGACAATCACAAATACACTGGTATTTATAAGCACAAATTTCTCTCTATTCAAAAAAGTTTGAAAGATAATCCCGAACTCAAAACTAAATGTATTGAAAAAAGAATTAAACCTCTGGAAGTTGTCACGATGAAACCCGAACAACTTTGTCCCGAGGGTCTCTACGCGAAACAATTGGAAGCTAAAATTCATAAAGAGTTGAGAAAGGAATATCTTTCCCGTGAGATGAAAAATCAGGAAGGCTTCTTCACGTGTGGTCGGTGCAAATCGAATAAGACGACATATTATCAGCTTCAGACTAGATCAGCTGATGAACCCATGACAACTTTTGTGAGTTGTCTCAATTGTGATCGTAACTGGAAATGTTGAGATAGTGTTGAGACTCTGTGAGATCTGTAGGCATGTCACCGACTGATAGAATAAAGTTGTAAGGTAGTTGCTTTTTCATGAGATGTTTTGTTTGTGCGCTCGTAAATCCCAAATAGTTGTACCCAATTCTGTATTCATCGAGTTGTCGTATCGTCCATTGTATCACATGTTCTAAACCAGGCCTAGCTGTGATGATGACGATTGCGTATCCCATGTGGGACGCTCGGTTAAGAAGTTCGATCATGGGCCTATTAGGACGACCATCAGTAAAAATGAGAGTATCGTCTATATCAAACATGACAGCGTCATTTGGTTTGATCTTTCTGTTTGATATATATCGTACACCCCATTCTTTCAGATTATCCATTTATTATTATTAAAGATTTAAATTCAAATTCGTGTAGTTATGATCATCGACGTTGAATGTGAAGATGGTACGATACAAATCGCTCGAACAGTTTTAGAGAATCAAGATTCATACTTGGTGAATTTTCTTGAAAAGAATAGGTACAACTTTTATGACTTTGTCGATGAGACAGAAGAAGTTTCTAAGGATTCTGTCTCGGGATTCTATGACGTCGACGAACTCGAGGACACACATCTATATGCAAAGGTTCCCCAAGGATATGAACTTATTGACGACAGTGAGGATGAGGACTACGAGTACAGTGGAGATGATGAAAGTGAAGACGATATTTCACTTGTCGGTGAGAATGAGGATGAAGATGAAGAAGCCTAAGTATAAAAAGATGACACTAATGTATATCATCATGGATTATAAAGAACCAAAGAAGCGTGTGACTAAAAACGATAAGAAAAACAAAAAACAAGTATACTCTCAAAAGCATGTTCGAAACCTACTTAAACAAAAAGAGGCTTCTCTAGCAAAGAAGAACAATGGCCCCTTACACCCCACCAATCTCCCACTACTCCCAAATGGACGTGTCTGATTATACAGAAGATCAGATTTTCGCGTTCATCGGCAAGACTGGTAAGAGGTTTTATTGGCTTACTCACAAACTGGGTATCGATTATCTATGGTACGACAGGGATCGCAAGGTGATTGAGATTTGGGGTCCCTACTACACACACTTGAATCAGCAATCTGCTCACCTGATTCGGTGTGAATTGGACTTTTTTCTAAAACCTAAGTTAGAGACACTCGAGGAGAATACTCAAGATGAGCATGTACAAGCGACCATCGCAGCGTGTTAAGTGTCGTTCACCGATCAAGGGAGATAAACCTAGAGAGGGAACATTTTTATATGATATCATCAATACTAAACCGACTACAAATTATGAATATAAGAAGGCGCCTGTTTATGACAAACATATCTACCTAAAATTTTTGGAAAAAAACAATAAACAACTTGGTATTCCTTACAAAGAGCCAGACCTCCCAGATGCTGCACCATATGAACAACCCAAACCATCCAATGAACCGGTGTTGGAATTTGGTGATCGAGTTCAAGTCGTTCTCAAGGTCCTTAAGAGTGGAATCGTGCGGGTGAAGGTGAATGGTACCATCGCCACCATGTATGAAAAGTATTACAAACAAGGAAAACAACCTCCGATAAAAACTACCATCCAGGCTTATAAGGCACATGGATTTAGTAAGGAATTTCTCGAAAAAATCAAAAAGAACCACGAGAAAAAGATGCTATTCGCCAAGAAGGTTCCGAAAATTTTGGAAAAGATCTTCGACAAGGAACCCGCGAAGAAACCAAAGAAGGAAAAGAAGAAAGAACCTGAGGAGGAAGAGCCTCCAGAAGAGGAAGAGGAGGAAGACGATGTCCCTGACGAGGAGGGTCAGATGGACATCGAACCAGATGAGGAGGAAGTGGTGGAAGAAGAGGAGTATTTTTCTGAACCAGAGGCCTAAGTAGAACCCAATATTGTAATAAATCATCTTAAAATGTTTGTGACCAACGTGATCCTCGGCAACCAAATCCTCGATCGTGGCTTCTTTTGGAACCTGAAAGAAGCGACATATCACGCCAACCAACAAGCTAAGGACAAAATCTGGAAGCTCCCTAACAACAGCGTCTATTTTGGAGACGTCGAAGTTCGAGTGTACGACACTGACGACTATAAGAATGAATATTTTCTTTCTTTCTCTGATTCCCAGTGAGATTGCGGAGATGTCGTGTGATCAACATGTGGTCAAGATCCAATTGGAAATCTGCCAAATGCTCTACACTGCTTGGTACTTTTCCAATGAGGAAGACTATGTACATGAGAATGCACCCTATACCAAAGATGGAAAGAGGCGAGGCTACAGACCCGCTCACATGAAGCATCCGATGACGATGTGGGTTGGTTCAAGTTTCAAAAACTATATGTACGCGTGTCAGATTGGAATGGCTCTGACCCTCGAATATACCCGTAGATATGGGAAGGTACACACTTGTGCGGAGCATCTCACATGGTTGATGAATCATCACCCTAGACACTTTGAAGAGAGGAAGAGTGAGACAGCTTACTACTCCGATGAAGGTATCCCAGAATGTATGCCTGAACAATACAGGTGTCCGAGTATTGTTGACGCATATCAGATGTATTATATGATGGAGAAGATGCAGTTTGCTAGATACAGTATTTAAATATTCTATGAAAATAACACTTTTTTATACCCAGTTGTCTATAATTGATTTCTTCGATAATCCCACTCTTACAATATTCATCTAATATATCCCCGATATGTTTCGCATTACTATCATCAAAAATCATTAAGGTATTTTCATGTGCAAATTTTTTACAATTTATCAAATCATTTCTCACATTAGTTTCGTAGTGTCCCCCATCTATGTGTATGACATCATATTTTACATCGCTTTCATAGTTTTTAACTGTTGTCAAACTATCACCTTTTACAAATGTGAAATTATAACGATCTTTAAAATATGTAGCCACTTCTTCGACATATTTATGTTCGCATATATCAAACGAGAGTATATTCAAATTCGGATTCGCTAAAAAAAAGATAGCCATGGAATGTCCACCATTTAACCCAATTTCTAGTACATTTTTTACATTGGTAGTACTTGCAGCTATCTTATAAATGTTCTGTCTCAAAATTAGTTTATTATCATATCGTGTACCTTTTTCAAATTCTTTTAAATCACTCCGGTGTCTGTATAAACAGTTTCCTTCAATACGATTCGTATATTTTCTTACAATTTTGTTGATGTTTTGAATATCTTCAATTTTCTCGAGTGCTGCGTTGGACAAATCCATAATTATAAATTACGGTTCTTTTCTTTTAATACTTTTTATCGTAGTCCATTCAATTTCTTTTATTTCATTTTTGTACCCCTGGGAAAATACACTCCAATATATTTGACATTCTGGTTGACTATGCTCCATACATGTATTATAAACTTCATCTAGTAACCCTTGTATCTTTTGTTTATTCACGTATATCATCAACCCTGTGTTACAAATTCTAACTTTTTCAGATACATTGTTAGATGTTATCATTCTTTCTACAAACTCTCTCGTTTTTTTCATATTTTTTACATATCGACCCTGTCCCATAGCTTCATTTATCTCATGACTAATAGTGGTTTTAATTCGCGGCGTTTGTCTGATTATCAATGATTTGTTTGTGTTGTTTTTTATGAGTGTATCTATTTCTTTCAAGGTGTGTTCAGTTACATGTTCTTTGTGATCGAAATACACGATTGTTTTTTTATTAAATTGGGGATAATCAGTTAAAAATTGTAGAAATTTTATATACTTTGATTGTAATGACGAAACAATCAAATCATTGCTAATTGGTTTACTCACATAAACATATTTCCATCCTTTAGTTGTTATTTCGTCCTTAATTTTTGGGTTATTTGTAAAAAAGAAGCTATTTTCTCTATTAGGGGATGTGTGTACTCGTGTAAACTTATCTCCAAATATACAACTAATATATATCACTTCTTGCATATTATCCTAATACAAATTGGGTTTTCTTCTTTATATACCGCCATATCTCGACCTTCTTCAAATAAAATTATGTCAAATCCGTTTTCATTCAATAGTTTTTTAATGTAGGTTTCATCTATGTAATTCCTGTAATGATCTTTGCCGTGATGAACATGATCATCTACACCTTTCACACTTCGCGCCTCGATGGCCAAATATGTATCAATAGGTACGGTTTTTAAAAATGTTGAGTGTTGGTCGTTGGTGATCGAGTGAAATGTAAATCGGGAATACAACAAATCGTACCCTTCCTTTTTCATCTCCACAAAGTTGTCACATGAAAAAGTAAGATTTGAATCTTCACTTTTTGGGATGTATCCCGAATTATCTACACCATGAACACGATATTTTCTGGATAGAACGTAGCCATCTCGTCCATCTCCACATCCACACTCGAGAACGTGATTTATATTCTGATCGTTTTCAAAGTATTTCATGACGAATGTACAAAAATCGGAGCACTTTGGTACAGATGATTTATTAATGTAAAATGTGTTCCAATATGTTTTATCGTCCATATTATAATCCTAACATGTTATAATATGGCTGGAAAAACGAACCCAGAAGAAATGTTAAATGACACGTTGTTATTTATAATCAAATTACTAAATGCACATGATATAAAAAACTGGTTTATTGGGTACGGAACTCTCCTGGGAATTGTGAGAAGAAATTCGTGTATAAACGGTGATGACGACGTGGATATAGTAATAGATCGAGTAAATTATGATAAAGTGAAGCAACTTCTCGTTGAAAACGGAATCAAACTTGAGTATGGATATGGAATTGGAAACTCCAGAAATATTTTAAAAACGATTCCCACTGAAAAGTATTGTTCTGTAGATTTTTACATGGCGAGTGTAGATACTAATGGAAATTATAATGATACATGGGAAGGAGTAGTTTGGAGTGAATGCAACGATCTTATTCGTCGCGAATGGAACGGAGAAATTCTTTATCTACCAAAAAATCATGAAACGAAATTGTTGAATAGGTATGGGAAAGATTGGAGAATTCCACAAATGAGTAAAGGTCCAATGCCAAGAAAAAAGATAATATAAGGAAAAGTGTACAGTAAAAAGTACAAATGGATCTCGTTTCCCGCGTCGACGGACATGAAGTCGCCTCAAACACTCAATTTCTTCTGAACTCCGCCTACCTCGTATTTTTCATGCAGGCGGGTTTCGCGATGTTGTGTGCGGGCTCAGTACGAACAAAAAACACTAAAAATATTCTCATCAAAAACGTACTCGATGCCTGTGTTGGTGCTATCGCGTGGTTTCTTTTTGGTTATGGTTTCGCCTTTGGTAAAACCGAGGGTCACACTCCCAATTCTTTCATCGGTTCTGGCAACTTTGCCATGACTGACGTGACCTCCCCAGGTGACACGGCCTTCTACCTCTTCCAGTGGGCCTTCTCGGCCGCCGCTGCCACTATTGTTTCTGGATCTGTCGCTGAGCGAACCAAGTTTATCGCCTATCTCGGCTACTCGTTCTTTCTGACGGCGTTCGTCTATCCACTCGTTGTGCACTGGGGGTGGTCCGCTGAGGGTTGGCTTGGCCCTTGGCGTGAAAACGGTTCCAAGCTCTTTGGTGTCGGTATGTTGGACTTTGCTGGTTCTGGTATCGTTCACATGGTCGGTGGTCTCGCTGGTCTCATGGGTGCGTACATGGTCGGTCCTCGTCGTGGACGTTTCGGGCCAGATGGTTCTGTGAACCCCATGCCTGGTCACTCTGCGCCTCTCGTGGTTCTCGGTACGATGATTCTTTGGCTCGGGTGGTATGGTTTCAACCCTGGTTCCCAACTGGCTCTCATGGGTGAAGACAATGCGAAGGTGATCGCTCGTACAGCGGTCACCACCACACTCTCCGCGGCATCTGGCGGTCTCACGGCTATGGCTCTCAACTACAAATCCGACAAAATTTGGGATCTCATCGCTGTCTGTAATGGTGCCCTCGCGGGTCTCGTGTCCATCACAGCTGGTTGTTCAACGACTGAACCCTGGGCAGCTCTCATCTGTGGTATGCTTGGTGCGATGTGTATCAAGGCGTCGAGCGCTCTCCTTCTGAAGCTCAAGATTGATGACCCACTCGAGGCTGCCCCGATGCATGGCTTCTGTGGTGCTCTAGGTGTTCTTTGGGTCGGTTTCATGGCCAAGCGCCAGTATGTCAACGATGTATTCGGTATCGATGAAGCAGGTGTTTTCTATGGTGGAAGTGGTAAGCTCCTCGCTGCTCAGATTGTTGGTATCATCACTATTGCCGCATGGACGATGACGATGCTAGGAGCTTTCTTCGGTGTCTTCAAGAAGTTTGACCTCCTCCGTATCTCTGAAGAGGATGAACTTGTGGGTCTTGACGAATCGAAGCATGGTGGGTCCGCGTATAATATTGCTTAAAAAAGTGAACTCATAATAACCAAACGATGTTTAGCATCGCAAATAACTTTACGGCTCCCCCGGTCCGAATCGCATCTGAGCGTAAGCCTGAGTACCATCCAAGGACTTACAGTCAGTTTATCAAAGGACTAAAAAACAAGGAACTCCCAGCCGTCGTTGTCAAGCCTAGTGAGAACCTCGCCCGTTTCCAAGAAGAGAATGGTGACTACGGCGATGTTCGCATCGTCCAAACCGAACAACTCTGGGAGACCCTAATCGACAGCGATGCTGAAATTATCGTAGACGCGTCGGGACCTCCAATGTCCCTAGCTGAGACTGGTATCATGCTTTTCATCGGTATCTACCTCTTCTCTCTCTTCAGGGCTTTCTTCGGTGCTCGAGGAGGTGGAGGTATGCCTAACCCCTTCATCAAGTCTACCGAGTTCACGATGGATCAAGAAGTCACCACCCGCTTCACAGATGTTGAGGGTATCGACTCCGCCAAAGAGGAACTCGAGGAGATTGTGGACTTTCTCAAGAAGCCCGAGCGCTACTTTGGAAGTGGTGCCAAGATCCCCCGTGGTGCTTTACTTGCTGGTGCACCTGGTACGGGTAAGACCCTCCTCGCTCGAGCCATCGCTGGTGAATCCAATGTCCCTTTCATTCAATGTTCTGCCGCGAACTTCGTGGAGATGTTTGTGGGTGTAGGTGCCAAGCGAGTTCGTGAGCTTTTCGAACAGGCGCGCGCCAATCAGCCATGCATCGTCTTCATCGATGAGATTGACGCTGTCGGTAAGAAGCGCTCGGCTGGTGGTATGCCCTCCAATGACGAGCGTGAGCAGACGATCAACCAGCTTCTCACTGAGATGGATGGTTTCGACAATGAGACTGGTATCGTGGTCATCGCCGCCACGAACCGCATCGACATCCTCGATGACGCCCTCCTTCGTCCAGGTCGCTTCGATCGTAAGATCCAAGTTACCCTTCCTAGTGTCCAAGGTCGCAAGAAGATCCTCGGTGTACACGCGAGGGACAAGAAGCTTGCCGAGGATGTGAACTTGGGAAGCATCGCTAAGCAGACCACTGGTTTCTCGGGTGCTGACCTCGCCAATCTCCTCAACGAGTGTGCGATCCGCGCTGTCCGCGATGGTGATGGAACCGTCACGAAGGACATTGTCGAGAATGTATACCAACGCATCGTTGTGGGTGCCAAGGGTGATATGAAGTTCTCCCTTCGTAAGAAGGAACTCGTGGCGTACCACGAGGCTGGACATGCTCTCATGGGTGTCCTCGTCCCCAACTATGACACGGTTCGAAAGGTCTCCATCATCCCCCGTGGTGCTGCAGGTGGTGTCACATTCTTCCAGCCATCTGAGGAGAATGCAGACTCTGCGATGTACACCAAGGAGTACCTCCTCTCCCAAATCAAGGTTGCTCTGGGTGGTCGTGCGGCGGAGGAGATCATCTACGGTAAGGACCGAGTCACCACCGGTGCGTCCTCGGACTATGCCATGGTGTACCAGATTGTCCGTGAGATGGTCACCACCTATGGTCTCGGTAAGTACAAGTTTGATTACCGAAACATGTCCCCAGAGTCTGCCGCACTTGTAGACGATGAGATTGATGATATTGTCAACGACTGCTATGACGCCACACTCAAGATGCTAAAGACCAACATGTACGAATTGGAGCGTCTCAAGGAAAAGCTCATCGATGAGGAGATCGTCGATGGGGATTGGGTCTATGAGCTCTTCGGGAGAGAGAAGTGTGATGAGCTGAGCTGTTCAGTCAGCTTCGATTAAAATGTAAGTTCATAACAGATGGAACTTGAACGGTTATATCAGGAAAATCCAAATTTGAAAAACATGGTTTCTCGAAAGGGTATGAGTTCGAATATGCTTCAACGCATTCTCCGAGTCACTTCGAGAAGTCGTAATAAAAATATGCTTCGCGCACAATTCATAAAAAATTTCAATCCTAATAATCCTGGTATTTTGAATCAGGTTCTCAGGAATAGGGAACAGATGCTTCAGGAGAGAGCTGCGCGTACCACGAACAAACCTATCGCCACGAGAACATGAAGTCGAAGACCAATCAAAACGACGAAACCTCTAACTACTATGAGGAACCGTGTTCAAACTGTTCGTAAAACCAGTAAAAATTCCACATTAGCCCAAAAAAGAGAAATTCTCCCACCGATGCAGAGACAACCGCGTGAAGGTGCTGGTTTCAGTGAAACGACAATCATGGCTCCGGGTGAGTTGTACGAATTTTTTCAGCTTATGAAGGAATACCAAGAAAAGCGTGGTAAAGTTACCAAACCTAATGCGTCACCTATGCCAATTTTGAAGATGATGTATGACTACAAAACACGGATGTGTGAATTAGCAAGATATCCTTACACTGGCGATGTTAAGTTAATACGAGATGTTGTTGACAATGTTCGTTCTTTATGTGCGGATGAGGGTGGCAACTATGAAACATATCCTATTCTTAATCAACCCAATGCCGATAAAACGAAAGAATTGATGACGATGTGTTTGAGAAAAGAATTTGAAAAGTTGTTAAGTCGCGTACAAAATAACACCGGTCGATCAAACACGAATGTCTTGCTTAAAATAAGTGCGATCTATGATAGGTTCTTACGACTTCTTAAGGATGTAGATGCTGAAGTGGCTTTACGATTATATGTGAAAGATCAAAGCTCGCAAAACTTTAACACATATATTCGTACTCTTTCACCCAACATACAAAAATCATTGACACAAAATGTCCCAAGTGAGTACAGATTACTCATCAACAAATTAAACAAAAGAGTTCGAAACAAAAAACACAACCCAATTCCAGTCGCGGTGGCTCATGGACCCGCGAACCACAATACACTTTCAGTAGCTTCTATGAAAAAGATACTCAGAAATCCGGGTATTGTAGCTATGTTCATGGAGGGTTCTCTCTTTTTGAAATATTTAAACGAGCATATACCCGGCGGTGGGACGAGTGGTTGTAAAATGAGAGGAGATGTTGATGGATGTTTGTTACGTCGCCGAGTTGTTTTTGGTCAGCCATATCCAACATCGAGCTCCGGTGTGAAAGCTATTCAAACCGCACTTTCTGCTATCAACCATGGTCGCATGCATAGACTCAAAACCTTTTCACCAAATGGTAATCGTTTCAATCGTGTCGGTGAACCGAAAAAGAACTTTACAAATTTTGGTACTCTAAAAAAATATATGAACACCATGAAAAATAAAAGTGTGCGTAACGACGTACCCCTCTTCACATCACCCATAAATAAGTTGCTCGAATTACAGAAGGGTAACAGAGTTGCTGTAAAGTTTGATGGTACCAAATTGGTTAAGTTTGAGAGTACCGAAAACCCCCACATTCTATGGACAACTTTTGGACTTCACTTGGAAGAAAGGGGTAAAACGTATACATTTTTTGATTTCATTAATTTCATATATGATCGTGACAACGGGATCGTAAAAAACATTCAAAGTTATATACGTCCAAGAGGTGCGATGGGTATGAATTACATCATTCAGTTGGACTCGAACACTCTCAATTATTTACACAATAAATATTTCTTCACAGATTTTACTGGACAGAAGTACAAAGAAGATATCATTCAAAAATTAACTTTGTGTCGTCGCTAAGTAAATTAAAGTTAGTACCCCCAATAAGAGTAGATGATCTCCATTTCCCGTACACCCCTCCGTATTTACAATTCGGTCGAGAAGAGACCTCAGAAGCATTGGCGACAGCGTGCCATGAACCCCGAGATGGCTAGGTCTCATCCCGAGATTGTGAGGATTAGGGAGTTGGAGTCTGACGTCAAGAAGTACAAGGATGCCAATGAGAAGCTGAAGAAGTTGGCGGAGTGGAATCTTCGCTCGACGAAGTCTGCTCTCAAGGATGTTCAAGAAATTCTCGAAACCCTTGAAGACCTGTACGGTGATGAAGCAACACCTAAGTCCGACTAAATTTTATAAAAAACCAATTATATGAATACTCTAGTTGAGTCTGTCCAAAACGCTATTGCAATCTTGGGACTCCAGTGGAGTGCAGGAACGATCTGGAATCATGTTCACCGTTAAATGTCCAATTGTTCATCGCCCCGTCCCCATGAGACGGAAGATTTCCAAAGTGGCTCGAAGCTACTACACCATCAATAACATCAACAGCAAGCCCCTCGATCAAGTCCCAGATGTTGGAATGTTTCACATTCTGGCTTTCATCCGTGATGGAGATACAGGTATATATTCTGTTTCTAACCTCAATGACGATGAACTCAAGAGTAGTCACATCGTCGCATTTCGAACTTTCGAGGATGCTTTTCGCTACAAGACCCTACTCGAAGCCGAGATGAACATGACTCCATATGTCCAATTTGCATCAAGATTCGAACTTGAACATTCATGCAATGTGGGCAACTATGGATGTCGAGTTGTGGATGAGGATGCCCTTGTGACCCCACCTACCAAGACTGTTAAGATCACAGATTGGGAGCGTCGTTCGGCTCTCCTCGAAGGTCGTTGGACCGTCAGAGAAAAAGATGATGACAAGTAATATGAGTATAGGCTTTAGTCGTTTAATACGAATGATAAACCATGACCCGCGATTACCGCTCAAATGTTTTGCCTCTGCTCGTCGTCTTACATCTCCGAAAGAATTTTGTGATTGTGTCATCGAATGCAAGTTCATACCTAATCATCGTAAATCACAATCGTCTCCAAAACAGGAGGAGCATCTTGAGCACAAGAGTGTTCAATGAGTGCCTCTACATTCACGAAGGATGTCCAACACTTGTTACATCTAACAGTTCCATATCCATGAGACAGTACCCGATTCATGTCATCCGTCTCATGATATCCCATGTGTGTGACGAGGTTTTCCGTGTTACTGAAGTTCTTGCCACACATGTCACATGAACATTCGAGTGGGTAATCAAGGCGTTTGTAGCTCAGAAGTTTCCAGATTGGAAAACACATATTATGTAATGAGATTTTAAACCAATGTTCAGGAAGTACCTAAGTGATATAAAGTTTTAAATAGATTTCAAGTTATGACTTGTATGCAGTATATCGCATTCGACTTTGAGACCTCAGGTCTTCCCGTGGGTCGTCGTCCGGTGACCCCCGAAACTGTTCACCAGTTTGATTCATGTCGAGCTGTTTCCCTATCCGCTGCACGTTTCTCATCGCGTGGTCGTCTCATCGACACCTTCGATGCAATAATTTACCCCAATGACTTCTTGATCAGTCCAGGATCCGTCGCGATCCATGGCATCACACAAGAGAAAGCGATGCGCGAAGGACGCCCCTTCACTGAAGTATTCCTAGACTTCGTGAGATTTATTGGTCCTCGCACGACAACCATGATTGCACATAATGCCAAGTTTGACACGAGTGTTCTCCGCTCTGAGATGATTCGTCATCGTCTTAACCTCGAACTCATCGAACATCTCAACTTCAGGTGTACGATGGAGCTGTATAGGGAGCGCTTCATGAAACCCATCAAACTCGGTGTTCTCTATGAGCAGATCTTTGGACATCAGTTTGAGAATGCCCACAACTCACTGGCTGACTGCATCGCGTGTGGTCGAGTGTACCCTTATATCATTGGACATGAGAGGCAGCTCAAGCCTATCGGTGTTCCCAAGGTGATCATCGGTGCATCTTCTGTCGCGACCGCGATTGGTCTTGGCTTCAAGAAGCAACCTGAACTTGTCGAGGAATTGTGGAAGAAGTACAGTCCCAACACTTTTGAGGGGAAGACGAAGGAGGATGCAGCTCTCGAGGTACTCACAGCCAATCCCGCGGCTGAAAAGATTTTGAGGGATGCAGAAAACTTCAAATCTGAGAGTAGCACCGATGTGGATCAGAAAGTTCGAGCTGTGTATCATCAGATTGAACACTCTGGACTTCAACCTAAGGATATGGTTCTCGTGAAGGACCATCTGCGCAAGACCCTCTATACCAATCACGGAACTCGAAACGAGAATAAGACGGCTGATGCTGACAATGCGAAGTTGGTGGAAGATGACACCTTCTACAAGATGGACATCTGCACGATCGAGGGAACTCTTTACCAGATTGTGGGTCGTGTGGATCGTATTCAGCACAATGAAGATGGTTCGAAGACCCTTGTTGAGATCAAGAATAGAGCGAATAAGCTCTTCGGTCGTGTGAGGGACTACGAGGCTGTCCAATGTCAGACCTATTTACAGATGTTGAAGGATATCAAGTATTGTCGTCTCATCGAGCAGTTCAATGACGAGAGGAAGTCGTATCTCATCGAGAAGGATGATGAGAAGTGGAATACTAGAATTATACCTAAGTTACAGGATTTTTGTGAACTTTTCCACAGTATGTTGAGTGAAAGTGCTTAGAATTATATTTCAATATAACAAGAAATGGACTTGGTTCCCATAAAGTTGCTGAAGAATGGTCAAACAAAGAGACATCTGTTGAATATCGCGGGTGAAAATGCAAAGATAGACATGAATGATTTTCTCGAATCTAGAATTCGGACAGACAAAATTTCGAGACAACTCATGGCAATTGAAGATGCATCTGAGATGGCTAAGAAGTATCTACATCGGAAGGGTCTTTTTGAAAAAATTGGCGAAGACATCAAGCGTGAGACTGGAAAGGATTTTACTTTCACGTGTAAAAGGAATACAAAGACCAAGAAACCTTTGGAATATATCATGATGGAGTGGAAAGCCAATGGAGCTGACTTTGGTCATTACGGTATGGCGCGTGTTGAACATGATAAAGGTAAGGCTGTTATTTACGATTCCATGACAAATGTGGGATCATCTTTTGAGAATAAGTTTCCATCCAAATATACGGTCACTACTAAGAAGACACTCGGAAAACCCCAACCAACTGGTGGTGAAGTCATGAATGATGTACAAAGTTTCGTGAACAAACATAAACAACTTTTGAAGGGATTTTCAAAAGAAGACATCGAACAGATTTTCTTATTGTCTCAATATGACGAACTTTCTCAGCATCACTTTTGTTATGTAGAATCATTCATCTCGATGATGGTTGATCTTGGATTGGCTCAACCCGGACCCAAAGACCCACGAGAGCGCATCGCATATGTGAAGCGTGTTGCATGGGCACTCATCCACAAGTATGTACCGAAGAGTGAGCGAAACACTGCACAATGGAAATACTTTGTCATAAACTTTCCTTACATCATGACAAGTCGATCTGCGAACAACAAGTTGATGCGAATGAGGTTGGGTGAATTTCAGGTACCACCCAAGAATGGATACAAGTTGGGTATACGGAAGATATCCTTGTCAGATAACATCGATCGTACTTGGAGTTTCAAGAAAATCATGGAGTGGGCATAGAGGTTTGAGTTGTAATCAAAATAATGTGGAACGATTTTGCACTCTGTGGTGCTTCATCACTATTTACATATTTTCAGACACAGAGAGTATGTGGTGACATCGTGACGATGACAATCCTAAATTTCATCATCAACATGGTGACATTGACTCTCATAGTGTTGAAAAAACCTATAAAAGTTATTGATGGCAAAGGCCTAAGTGACCTTCGATGAATGAAAAATTAACAAAAAAAAAATGGAATACCTCGCCCTCGTTGCGGAGAACGAACTCCTCCGTATTGAGAACGAAAAGCTAAAGTCTATCCGTTGCCCTTACGTGACTACGAAGGGTGTTCAGTGCAAGAACAAGATCACTTGTCGAGTCCATGGAATGTCCAGTCTGTTACGGATGTGAGGCTCAGTGTCAATTCACATGTGGTCATGGTTTCTGTAGAGAGTGTACAAAGACATGGTACATGAAGGGTAAATCGACGTGTCCCATGTGTCGTGGATCTATGTGTTTCAGGGGGATCACAAAGTTGAAGAAGCGATGGCATCGTGAAAAACAAGAGCAAGTGTATATCGACTTGACTGAAAAAATTTTTGATGAACTTGGAGAGGACTACACCGACATACTTCTTGAATGTGTAGAAGTTGTTCAAAATCGATTTGAGTACATTATGTATAAGTATCCCAAGATTTCATGTGAGGTACTCAATTTAATTCTTGGAATCACTTGGATGGATGTAGATTACCTTTTGAACTTTCGTCAAGAAGTTGTATATGAACCGAGGACGTACGAAAAGTATTTGATGGTCAGTAAATATGAAAAAAAATCACAGAGTACTATAAGATGTCGTATAGGACCAAAACACCAAATGGGGATCCTATGATGATACTTGTATTCATGATGATCATGATGATCGTGTCTTGTATAATGTCCGTGATGGGAGGAGGTGCATGGCTTCTTTTCTTTGCTCCAGAGGAAGGTGATTCATGCACAGGCAATGATAAGAATGCTGAGTTCGAAATTGATGAAGATGGAGATTGTACCTTTGTCATGTGTGATAGTGGATACAAAATGGATTCTAATACACGAATGTGTGTTTTAGATGACGATGACGATGACGATGACGATGACGATGACGATGACGATGACGATGACGATGACGATGACGATGACGATGACGATGGAGGTGGAGGTGGAAATAATCTTGAATCTGAATGTGAACCAGAAGGATCTAAAGATCCTTTTGGTGTGTACAGACAAAGTTATGTATTAGGAGATTGTGTACTTGCTGAGTGTAATGATGGACGTGAAATAAGTTCTGATGGAACATGTGTTTTACCCTCGAGTGGAAGCGGAAGCGGGAGCGGAAGTGGAAGTGGGATATGTGCACTCAGGGGTGATGATGTGATAACACCAATATTAGAACGAGAAGAACGTTGTTTACAAATTAAAGAAGGTGTAGGTACTACTTCATATCATTTTAATACTCAATGTGCTCAATTCATGCAAGAATTATCAGAAATCAGAAGTCTCGTGGGTTCTTCTGATATAGATACTTGTAAATCCAAGCGTCTCACTGGTTACGACAATATAGAACTTCTAGTGGAAGAGTAACCTAAGTAGGTCCTCGGCAC